CTTCATCACTTCCGGCTAATTTCTTAGCACGTTTAAGTCCAGCATTAATAACAGTTTCATTAGTACGTTTTTTAATTTCATTAAAATTTAATGGAGCACCATTATATAGAAAATTAAAACTAAGTTTATTCATAATATCAGCCATATAAGTAATAGCTGTATCTCTAGCTTTAATTGTACTAAACAAACCACGTTCTTCTTTTTCAGCAATAGAAGCTACATCGTCCATATTACGAAGTTTAATAGCTCTAGCTTCAAGAAGAGCATTATAAGCTTGTCTTCCAGAAGTTTTAACATTAATACCTTTATCAGCTACAATCTTTTTAAAAATTGGGTCTTCAACCATAGCTATAAGACTATAATAATCAGCATTATTAGAACCATGTTCTTTAATAATAACATTATTAAGATTATTATATCCTATAAGTTTAATATTTCCACAGCTCATAAGTTTATATTTAAGTTTAAATTCATTAATAGTAATACCTCTATGACTAATGTAAAGTAAAATTTAATTACATCGCCATAGAGGTGGTTTTCTTTCGTTTTAAGCGACTTTTATATTTGCTCGATTAATTCTACATACAGCTAAAACTGATGCGCCCTGTGTCAAGCAAAGTGGCAAATTCGGGCTGTTGTGCTATTGGTAAACGGCTAGTTAATTCAGCCATATTTGACACCATATTATCATCAACACTACTAAACATATCAAGTCCATCATTAAGATTATCATTATTATAATTATAATCTTGACTATTATTTTCATTAGGATTTTCAGTTTGTTCTGTACTAGCAGTTTCTTCTTCAAACTGAAAAGTTCCTTGAATAGCCTCTTGATTACTTTCTTTAGGCATTTTTTTAATAGCTTTATAAGCATCTCTAGCAGCAGCTAATAAACTATCTTCATTAATCTTAATACCTAACATATCAGCAATAACTTCAAGAAGTTTACTAAATAAAGTCTTACGTTTATTAACTTTTCTATTATCATATTTAATTTCATTAAGTGCAGTCATAAGAGCATTACTAGTAATACTTTCAACTAGAAATTCTTCAAGAGCTTCACTTGTATTAAAGTTCTCAAACAGATAAGGTTTAAGTCTTTCTTTAGTAGAATCATCTTGAGCATCAAGCCAAGCTTTAAATTTATCATAAATAGGTTTAACTAAAGCAAGAGCTTGTTCAGTATTATATTTAGTATAAAGTTGTCTATGTAAACTTTCATGAAGTATAATATTAACAACTCGATAAACTCTTTGACCTGCAATAGCAGAACTACTAAGTTCAATTGTATCAGTATCACGATGATAAACAGCATTAACTTGATTACCATTATTATCAGTAATACTATCTACAACTTGAATATTCTTAGGTAATATACCAATTTTTTGAAGAGAATCAATATAATCAATAGCAGTTTGGTCATTAGCAAAATACTTTTTAAGTCCACGAGTTAAATTCTTAGCAGTTATAGCAGATTCAAAAGCATTAAAATTAATAGCATTAAGAGTATCATCTAACATGAACTCTGATAGCTGTTCAGGTATTGCTCCATCCTCCACGGGGGGTCTACCCTCAAGTTCATAAGTAATATCGAGTTTAGAATGAATATCTATTTGCCAATTACCAGCAGTTTCATTAGTATTAGTATTAGCTAATTTAGTTCTAACTAAACCATTACTAATAATAAAATCTTGATAACTATTATAACTATAAGTTTTACCATCAATATTTATAATAGTTTTACCATTTTCACGATAAATATATTTATTAGTTTTATCATTAGTTTTTGTACTATCATTAATAAAATCTTTACTAATAGCAAATTGAGCATAGTTAAACATTTCATCAATAACAGGACGAAGAGCATTATCTAATTCATCAATAGTACTAGCATTAATACCATAACTTTTACCTATTTTAAAAGCACTATTAACAACATAAGGAGAATTAATAATAATATTACGTTTATAATTACCAGCATCAGAATTAATAGTAAAAGCATAATCTTTACCATTAAAATGTGCACCTTTAACATAGAAACCTATATTAGTAGGATTAATACTAATTTGAAGTCCAGTATTTCTATCACCATTAACAAGTTTATTATTTCCAAATATATCTCCAAGATTTTGTTTAAGTTCACCAAAACTTATTTTACCACTAATATAATCTCTACAAAGATTATTAACTTCATTTTTAATAGAATTAATAATACGTCGAGCATCACCTTTAAGTAGATTACTATTTAATGGAACTTGTTTACAAAAAGCATATAAAGAAGTACCATCACTACTTGGAATACTAATCACAGGCATGCCATTAGTAGTAAGATTTTCAATAATAGTAGGTTTACTTTCTCCATTAAGATATAATTGACCTTGTACAACTACACCAAGTTTGTTAATATTTTCATCATAACCAACTACTGTTTCTTGTACATCATTCCATTCACCATTAGTATCATCAATAGTATTAAGAACTCCATATTTAACATTAGTAGCTCTAATCTTACCTTTAAAATCACCTTTGACTATTGTAATAGCTTGGTCATAACTATTAAGAAGATTATTAAACCAACGATTAATACTAGCTTCATGACTATTTTCATAAGGCTGATTAAATATGTATTTAGTAAGATTAACAAGATGTCCAGCTAAATCAAAACTTGCAACAGGAGTAGTAAAATCTCTAACTATATCAGGATATTTAGTTTCAAATTCTTTAAATAGATTAACAAGTTCTTCTTGTGTAACTTCTTCTTTAACAGCAAGTTCATATAAATGACCAATAAATTCTTCGTCAAATCTATCACCATCAAGAATACTAATTAAAGCGTCTTTAAGTGGAGAAACAACTTGACCATTTTCAGCATGAATATTATATTTCCAACCTTGATTAACCATATCATAATTACCAAACTTATCAATATTTGGAACTCCTATATAACCAATAATTGTACTATTAGCAAGTATATTAATACGTCTAAGCTTACTATCATATTCAGTTTCTAGATAATCACCTTGTTTAATAGAAGTAAATGCTTTAACATTTTCATTCTTTACTATATACTTAAGATTAACATTATTAGTATGTTCAACTTGAAGTCTTTCAAGACGTTCTTTAGCAATACCATCTACATATTGAACAAATTGTCTAGCATTAAGTTTTTTAATAGTTGATTCATCAGTAGCACGATATTTACCTTGATTATTAGTGCTTGCGTAAAGATAGTTTTTTATTTGATTAAACAAATAATTTTTAATAATTTTATTACCCGTAACACTATCTATATATTCAACTAATTGACCAATACTAAGATAGATTTTGCCATTAACAATTTTACCTCTAGTATTACCTTCACTATCAACACTATTAGCAAAATCATCCATAATAGCTTCTATATTACGTTCATTACCTGTAACAGTAGCATAAGTAGCATTAAGTAATAAACGTCTAGTGCTATCATCTTGAACAGAACTATATAAACTACCACCTGTAAGACCATCAATAATATTATTAACTATATCAGCAGCTTCTGTTTGTTCAAATCCAGCTTGACTAAGTTTATCAATAAAAGATTGTCTTGCATTAAGTAAATCACTACTAGTAGATTCATGTCCTAAAGAATCTTCTAAATCAGCAATACTTTCATAAACTAAATCAGTACCTATTTGACCACGTTCGAAATCATCATCTGGAAGAGTATTATTAACTTCAGATTTAGGAGTACTAATAGGTTCTTGAGAAATTGGTTGTTCAGTTTGAGATTGAGGTTGTTCAGTATTAGTAGGCTCACTAGGAACCGCTTCGCTTCGCTCCGCTATACCCCCCGTGGAGGATGGAGATGGATTAGTATCATCTACATCAGTTTCATTAACTTCATTAACATCAGGATTAACAGGAGCAACTTCTTCCTCTTTAGGAGTATTATTAACATCGTTTTCAATCTCTGCAATTTCAGCTAATTGTTCTAATGTAGTTTTAAGATGTTCATTACCTTTAGAACTTAAATCAAGTGCAGCATAAGCATCTCGAATAATTTTATCTATATTAGGTTTATTACCATTATTAGCATCTTTAATAACAGAGTTGACATATTCTTTACCATATTGTTTATAAGCATTACGTAAATCGTCCATAGCTTTATTAACAATCTTTTTACGACTATTATCAAAGAAGTTATTAAGATAAGTTATACGAGATTTAATATTATCATCAGATAGATTAAGTTGATTTTTATTAACCTCAACATTAATCTCAGCATTAACAACTTCTGCTAAATCTTTAAATACTTCATTATATTGTTTTTGAAGTTGAATAGCTGATTGAATATCATTTTTATTTTCAATATCAATAGGAGTATAAAGTTTATTAATAGCATCTAATCGTTCATTTAATTGAGCAATACGTTCTTGTTTAACAGAATTATTAATTGCAGCATTATCTTGAATAGTTTTAATATCTCTTTGAATGCTATCAAGAATATGTTGATATATACCATTTTTAGCAGAAGTAATATCAACATCTTCAATATGATTATTTGTAATATCTTGGTTTAAAACATCATTAGCCCAATTAAGAAGATTATTATAATTTTCTTGGCGATTACGAGCATGAACCATTTGAGTAGCTATAATACGACCAACTTCAAATCCACCGCCAAGTCTATTAACTTTATTTAAAGTAGTATTATATTCATTTTTAAGATTATTAATTTCAGTTTTAAATCTATTAATAAGTTCAATACTATCTTGCTGTTGTAATCCAAGTTTATTAGTAATACTATCATTAAATTCTTTACTATTAATAGAACTTTCAAGAAGTCCTAAATTACCAGCGTTCATAGAATTAATAATAATATTATCCATATATTCTTTTTCAGCTATACTACGAAGTTCTTCTTCAGTACCAGTAATAATATCTGGATTAACCTGTTGACCATTTTCATCAGTAATAGTTATAAATGGATTTTTACCATTAGCAATACTATTAAGTCTTTCTTGATATGCTTGAAAAGTAGCAGTACGACCAAGAATTTCGTTTTCTCTTTGTTTTTCAGCAGAAGTCCAATCTTTATTAAGACGTTTATTAATAAACTCTCCAGCTTTATTCATAACACTACTAAAAGTAACACCACCAAGAGCACCCCAAAATGCTTGTTCCCATAACATTGGGTCTTGAAGATAATCTTTAATAGTTTGTTGAGGAATATCTTTATCAAATACTTTTTTACCATTATATAAACCATCTTGACTAGCTATATAATTAATAGCTTCTTCAACCCCTTCTGTCCATTCAGCTCTAACACCATGAAGAATATCATTACCCACATCTTTTAATGTACTAGTAATAGCTTGTTTAGTAGTTTTATTACTTAAAGCATTAGTAATTGCAGCAGCATCATCAATATTACTATTAAATGCAGTATTTAAATTTCTAAGTCTAGAACTAGTTGTATTACCACTTAAAGCATTTTTCCATAAGTTCTTTAAACTATAAACTTGCCATACATCAAAAAGAACATTAGCCCAATCTTCAGCAAAAGTAATATCAGCACTATTTTTAGCAATATCTTTAGCTACTTCTTCATCAGACATATCTTTATATTTAGGATTATTATTATAAAACTCTTCTCTTTGTTTATCATTCATATTAGCAAGTTGAGTTTTAGAATAATCTTTAATATCATTATAAGTTTGTCTAGCTTCTTGATAATTTTCAAGATAACGAGAAGGAACTCCAATAGCAGTAGCTTCTGCTATTCTACCAGTAATGGCTCTACTCTTTTGAGTCATATTAATAGTATTAGCCATTTTATTAGCTAATTTATTAAACTTTATGCCTTTACCTAATAAAGAAGCACCTTTAGCAAGACCAGTACTAGGAACCATAAGAGTTAAAGAACTAGCTATACTAGGAGCGTTACTAGCCCACCAAGCAAAATCTCCAATATCAAAAGCAGCATTAGGATTTTCTCTATATATAGCTAAACGCTCATTAATAGATTCTTTTAAAGATTCAAGTTCAGAACTTATTTCAGATTGATAATCATTAGGACTATTACTAACCATATTATAGAAAGCATCAGCTAAATCTGCAAAACCAATAGCTGTACCAACAGTAATCTCATTACCAATTTGCCCAATCATTCTTAATCCTTGTTCCCAATTACTTTGATTAACAGCACGTTCTTTATCAAGTTTTTCTGGGTCATCAACAGGATTAACATAAACATCATAAGGAGCATATTTATCTATATCATATTGATTAAGATTATATGATTGCCCAGCAATACGACTAAATAAATGACCACGACCCCGGTCACTAATAGAAGTGCCGGGGTTGTAATCAACTAAAGTAGGAGGCTGTATAGCCCCCTTTTTAGTTTTAGGATTATATTCAGGATTAGGTGTTTTATTACCACCTTGTAGAAACTTTAATACATCCATATTAATATAGATTATTAGTTAATTCATCATAGTAATATTGAATAACATAAGGGTCTGAACTGCCACTAAGTTGGGCAAGTTTAGTAGCAACATTTTGTTGAATAGCCTTAACAGCATTTTCATCTACTGCCATACCAGCTTTAACAGCAGTTACAGTTTGTTCCCATTGAGATAAATTATCTACAATATCGACAGCATTTTCTTTACTTACTAAACCAATAGTTTGATTATTAGTAGAATTAATTAAATTAAAACCTCCACCATTAGGTACTAATTTAAATTTATCAATTCCAGTAAATGCAGCATTATTAGTAAGAGAAATAGGTCTATTAGCATTATAGTAATTTTCTACTTTACCGGCAGCTTTCCAACTAGTATCTTGATTCCAAGATTGAATAATAGAACTATCAATAGCACCACTACCTACAAGTAAAGTAATAGGTTCTCTTTTAAGTTTACCTTCTGTATCATAGTAACCTGCAATATTAATTTGAACTCCAACATCCCCAGTTTTTGGGTCACGAACAATAGTAGGAGTAATTTCATTTTCTTTAGCACTTCTAAGATAAGCAGTATAAGCTTTTCTATCTTCAGAAGACATAGGCTCAAATATTCCATTTTCACTAGTAATATAAGCTTCTCCTTGAGTTAAATCAATACCACTACGAATAGCCATCATAGCTTGTTCTTCTTTATTCTTTTTATAAGCTGAAAGTTTACTAGCTTCTTCAGGATTAGCGTTCATCATAAAATTAATTTCAGCTAATTCTGGAGTTAAAGCACTAATACCAATAGTAGAAGAAGTTATTTGACCACCATCAAGAACAGCATCATTTTTAGATTTAAGAGAATCAACATAATCAATTAAACCAATATAAGGTTCTTTATTGCCTGTTGGTAATCCAGCATGATGTTCTTCACCATTAGAATCAACTCTAACAAATTTATCACCATATCCAAAGAATCTAGTTTTAGCAGAATTAAGAAAAGCATTTAAAGGATTTCTAGTATCTTCAGCTTCTTTAACAGCTTTACCAAAACTATAAATAGATTTATGATAATCTTTAGGTAATTCAGCATATCTATAACCATTACCATCAGAACCAAATCTTACTCCAAGACTAGCAGCTTTTTTCTCTCCACCAAGAGCATTAATAAACGAATTATAAACATCATCATTATTAAAATATTGTCTAATAGAACTACTATCTCCAAATATCTGATTAACATATTTACTATATGTATCAGAATATTTATTACTAGGTAAATCACTTAAACTAATAATAGAATTATATGTATCAAATCCATCAATACTATCTTGAGATTTACCAACTTTAAGACTATTAATATATTCTTGATTATCAATAATATCATTAAGATAACTTAAAGCATAGGCTCTATCAGATGGATTAGTAATATTAGTCATGATACTAGTTCTAATATCATCTGGATTAGCAGTGCTTAAATTAATATTAATATCAGGATTATATTTACTAAGCAATCCAGCTATTGATTGTCTATTGCTAGTAATTTCAGCTTGAGCTTGAGCAGGCATAAAATTATCAATACGAACAGGAGTACCTTTATAAGTCAAATTATCAATAGCTTGTTTTCTTTGAGCACTACTTCCAGAACCAACTTGTTTAGATAAAGCTAATTGAGCTTTCCATGCTTCACCATAAGTAGTATTACTACTTTGATTATAAAAAGTTGCAGCATTATAGAAAGGGTCAATACGTTTAGCAAGATATTGTTCAGGAGTAAGCAGAATACCATTTTTATCTGTTATATCAGGATTACTACCATTTTGGTCATATTTCCATTTAGCAATCTTATAATCTTGTTCAAGACTAGCTTTAGCTCCAGGAGTATTTTCAATAACAGCTTTAACGGCTTCAGCAAGTTTAGCTTTACTTAATCTTTGCCAATCACCTTTAGTATGAGAATAAATCTCTCCTGTAACAGATTTAGTAATATCATCAGTAACTTTACCGTTAGCATCAAGCCATCTTGTTTGACTACCACCACCTTGTTCTTTAGCAGCCCATTGAAGTGCTTGATTAAGTATTTGATTCATAGGAATTTCAGAAACTTCTTTATCAATAGGAGTCCATTTACTTCCACCAATAACATTACCATTCTTATCAGTTATATCTTGATAATTATATTTATTAACTGTACGATAATAATTCTTATAATCTTCAGATAAATCAGTACGTTTATCAAGATTATTCATATAAGCTTTATAATCTTGTTGAGCACGTAAACGACCAATCATTCCCGGACTTGAAGTTATATCTCCATAAGTTCCAACTATATTATCAAGACTAGAATAAGCATTACCATATTGCATATTTTCGGTAAGTGCATTACGAACTTTATTAAGTTGTTCTTGACGCCAAGCATCTTCAGCTTCATTTAAATCTAATTGAGCAAGTTGAGCATCAATTTGAGATTTAGTTTGAATAGCTTGTTGATGACCTTGTTCAAGAGTATTATAAGTTCTAGCTAAGACATTTAAGTCAATAGGATTAACTTGTTGTCTAAAAGTAGGAGTATAAAAGTTTATCGGCATGATTGTTTTCCTCCAAGTTTTCTACGTTTACGAATAATAAATTCATCATAATCAACTCCAGCATCTCTCATAATTCTATCATCTACATTAGGAGCAGATGCTCTCATAGCACCAATAGTATTATTTAAAGCTTTACGATTTTCATATCTACTAATCATATCTTGAATACCAGCATTAATACCACTAAATAAATTATTAATATTAGTTACTTTAGCTTCTCTAATACCATTATCAAATGCTGCTTTTCTATCTATATATTGATTGTATTGTTGAGCATTAAATTGACGAACACTTTGCTGATTACGTCTATCTTGATTAATAAGATTAGTTTCTATATTTTCTTTATTACCATAAAGTTCATTAGCCGCTTGACCAGCAGCATTACGAACTCGTTGTTTACGAGCTAAACTTACACGACTACTAGCAGTATTAGAATCAATATCACGATAAGCTTCAAATTTATTTTCTCTAATTCTATCAAGTTGAGGATTAATATTATATTTAGTTTTAAGTTTATTAGCGCTAATAAGAGTAGGTTGACCAGGACCTCTCATTTTATTAATAGCTCTTCTACTAGCAAAATAGCTAGCTAAACTACCAGCTACATTACTACCTAATCCAATCCAATCAGCAGTAGTAAGATTTTTAAATTTACCTTGACCTTTACCATCGGAAGATGTAGTTCCTTTAGCAGGTGTACTAGTAGAAACAGGTAAAGTAGTAGGAATACTAGCTTCTATTTTAGGTAGATTACGATTATAAACAGCAGTAGGAGGTGTTTTAGTAAGAACAGATTGAGTTGATTGATTTGACTTACTTCGTCCTCCACGGGGGGTCTTCCCACTAGATTTAGTTGTAGGTAAACTTGAAATATTAGTATTATTTGTACTAATACCTTTATTATTTCCATGACTCCAACCAGCTCTAACTAAACCACTAGTAATACCAGCTCCATCTTCAAATAAAGGAAGTCTACGTTCTGCATAATATTGAGGACGACGATTTTCATTATCAATATTAGATTTATTAGTATTATTATTTGTAGTATTATTTTTAGACCATCTTCCATTTCTAAAAGTATAATCACTACCAACAATAGTTTCTCCTCTAGCGGATTTATTAATAGGATAAATAGAAGTTCTATTAATAGTTCTATTGGTTATAGGAACATAATATCCATTTTGTTCATCATATTCCCAAGTTCTTCCATGACGATTAATACGATTTCCACCAACAGCAAATTTATCGCGTAGACCCCCCGTAGAGGATGGAGAATGAATTAATCCATTCTTAACATTACCGCTAATACTTACAATCATATTTTTTCCTCCAAGTTTTCTAGATTTACGACTATAACCTTTGGTATATTTACCAAAATGGTCACGAGTATAAGGTATTCCTTTAAATTTATCTGAATTAACATTTACTATATCAATAACTTCAAAACCTTGTTTTCCAACATCACCTGTAAAAATAAAATGTTGATAAGGATTACCTTTATTTCGACTACTTTTAACTAGTTTTTCACTAGTTATAACATTATATTTTTTATGTTCTGGATGAATACCTTTAGATTCAATATATTCTTTTAATTCATCATCAGTAATTCCATTTTTTGCAATTTCTTTATTAATTGCTTTACGATATTGTTTATTAAATTGCTTTTCAACATATTTTCTATAATTTTTAGAAAGCAATTTACCAAGTTTATTATTAACATTATTATAATAAATAGCTTTAACTTCATCCTCAGGTATTTTATCTATGGTTTGATAATCAGTAAAATTATCATCTATATAATCAAGTATTTTATAATCTTTACCATCATAACGTATAGAATAAGTAGAACTATTAATTCCTCTTTTTCGAGCTATATCATAAGCATATTGTAGTTCTAAATAACCATTAGGATTATAAGAATCTGTATTACTAATTTCACGAGCTATAGTATTATTAATATAATCTTGTTTAATATCACCAGTTATTTGATAACTAGGTTTATATTTTATATTAGGGTCATTAATAATTTTTTTGATTTTATTTGCAATATAATCGCTATAAACTGATTTATTTATTTTATTAACTTTAGAAACAATATCTTTATATGGAATTGTTTTATTTTTACTTAATTCAGTTCTAGCACTCTTACCATATCGAAGTAAATATGGAAGTTCATAATCTGCATAAAGTCTACTTCTTTTAGAATTATCAAAACCAAAATCAGCATTTTTAACCCAATTTTCTCTATTACCTTCAAATTTAATAGGACGTCTAACAGATACTATAAATCCATCTTTTTCATTACGATGTTTAGCTTTTGCATACCCAATACCTGTATTTAAACTATTAGAAGAATAAATAGTACCTTCTCCATTATATGAAGAATTAAATCCAGCTCTACCAGCTCCTGTATCTGGAGCATAAGTTGAAGCATAATATTTAGCTCTATTTTCAGCAGTAGGTTCAATACTATTTCTTCTAAGTATATTATTTATATTTTCTTCATTACCTGTTTCGTGTACACCTCTAATAAAAGTATTATGTTCTAATAATCTATCTTTAATAAGTTTATCAGCTTGTTTAGGATTTTTTGCAGCAGATAAAGGAATAGGGTCGTAACCATAACGAGCATTCCATTTATTAAAAGTTTTAAGAAAAGCTCTTGTATCATCAATATTAGTTTGAAGAACATCAGGAATATCAATAACTTTTCCGTCACTATCTAATATATTAACAAAATCTTTATATTTACCAATATTAGAAGTTAATTGTTTTTTAGGAGCTTCAAGAAGTTTAGTAGGCTTAATTCCAAGAGCCTTTCTACCATTATTAACAGATAAATTATAACGAATATTAGGAGAAATAGAATAATAACCTAAAGCATCTCTACCTTTAGTAATAGCTTTTTGACTTGTTCTAGAAATATTTTTATCTAAAGCCATAGCAATTTTAGTAGCTTTATCAACACCTCTTAAAATTCCAGCTCCGCCTAATAGTATATCAAATTCAGGATTAACTTGTTCAAGAGGAGCCATATTAACTTCTTTTCTAGCAGGAACTTTTTCTAAAGTATTATTTGCTATTCTATAAGTTTCTGGATAATAAATAAAATCTCCTTGTTTAATACCACTATTTCTAGGAGATTCCATTATAGGAGTTACTCTAGTATTATCACTTTTAGCTACATATTTTTCTTTACCATATTTAGCTTTAGTACCATCATCGTTAATCCCATTTCTATCTTTAAAATCTTCTTGAGCTTTAAATACTTTATTAGGATTAGCTCCACCCATAACTAATTTAGCAGGACTAACACCATTAATAATAGGTTGTGCAGAATAAACTTTAAGTTCATTACCATTAGTTTCAACTACTTCACCATCTTCTACTTCAATACCAGTTTTATCACTAGGACCAATATCAATACCACCTTGACTATGTTTTCTTCCATTCATATAAAAGAAATTATTACCAAGAGGTTGAGCAATACCACCAGCAACTACATTTGGTATTTTGCCACCAACAGCATATTGTTTTTGAGGAAGCTTTTTTCCATTACTTCTAGGAGTTTGAATAATATTAAATGGAAATGTTGGTCCAAGTTCATCATCACTAGGAAAAGATTCTTTATTAAAATCTTTAACATAATTAATAAATCTACCGGCAGTATTATTCATTAATTTTTCTCTATTATCTTTAGATACTAAATTGTTTACACCATTATAGAGAAATTCATTACCAAGTCTTATTAAACCAGTAGATTTAACAACTTTATCATAAACTCCGCCAAGTGGAGGAATACCATTCTGAATAAATCTTCCATTACGAGTAACATTACCTCTAAATGTACTAGGTAAATTACTTATATGAATAACTTTATCTTTTCTAGGCATTTTATATAATATAATGAGAAATTGTAATTTGATTGATTTTAAGGCTCTCTGCTGAACGATAACCTATCAGTCGATTAATAATTCATACCTATATATAATAATTCAACAGAGAGCAAAAGACTAGCGTCTATGACCGCCACAGCGATATACATTTAGCCTATCTCGATATACTGATTGAGGCATAACAGGTTGTTGAACAGTACCATTAGTAATCCATTCAGGACGTTCAAGACCAGTTTTAGGAGCACTATAACTAGCTTGGTCAGCTTGTTTAACTTGAATTGGTTGTTGTCCTTTACTTCCAAACATACCACCAATTAAACTTCCAGCAGCTCCAATAGCAGCACCAATCCATGCTTTTCTACGTCCACCACATTTATATTTATTAATAAAACTAGAACGTTGATACATAGTCATTGGATTAGTCATTTTATCAGAAGTAATATTAAGTTGTTGTTGACCAGCTTGAAGTTGTTTACGCTGTTCAGCTTCTTGAGCAATACGTTTATTTTCATTAATTTGTTGATTAGCAGAAATACCTTGACCTATTGCAGTACCTAATTCACCAAGTCCTTGAACTCCTGTAATAGAACTAGCAAGATTACCTAAACCTGGAAGAGCATCAGCAAATTCAGTACCGAAACCAGCTTTACGTCGAACTCTACCACCACATTTAAGAGTAAGCTTATCATTATATTGACCAACATAATCTTGATTAGCATAAGCACTAGTTAAAGCTTGAGCATTTTGTAAAGCATCTTTATGGTCTTGTGCAGCTTGAGCTTCAGCTTGAGCTTTTTCTTGAGCTTTCTTTTGTTTATTGCCTTTAATTATACCACCAGCAATACTAGCAGCTGCACCAATAATAGCACCAATAAAAGCTTTTTGTCTTTGTCTATCTCTATACTGTATCATAATTTTCTAAATTGAGTTTGAGCACATTCAAGACTTTCAAATTCAATGCGCTTATTATCTGAATTATTAAATATGAAACGAACTACAAAATAATTACCATATACTCTACGAAGTTTATCACTTACTGTATTAGGATGTTCTTTAATAGCATTACGGAAATAATTAAAGTTATATTGAGTAAGTTCATACCAAGGTTTTTTATACTTATTAAATTCATTAAGTTTATCAATATTAATATCTATATCATCAGTATCATTATCTTCATTAAATATACGAAGTATATCTCCAGCATAAGGATGTTCTCTTAAATCAACAGGATTATTAATATTATCACTATAAATAGGAATATATATCTTACGTACTTTATATTTAATAAATTCAAGAAACTTAATAAGTTCATAAGATTCATTAACTATAATATCAATATAACTATTATGAACTAATATAGGCTCATCACCAACTTCTTGTTTAGATACTAAATATAGACTTCTACTATCATCACCCATGTGAGTATTAAATCTACCATAATTATATTCATTAGTAAATACATGAAGAGGACAGTTAAGTCTATCATCATTATGTTCAGTTTGAAAATAACATTTAGTTTTAGTAGACCAAGCATTATTAAAATAATAATCATGTAAACTAATAAAACTACCTACTTTATAATTAAAACTAATGACTTCATTATGTGATTCTATAATAGATTCTTTAGTATTAGGATTAATATTATCATAAGTATAATCAAATTTAATTAGAATACGATTATTAAATTTATCATGAGCAAATCTAACTTTATTAGGATGATATTTATCTAACCATAATTTAATATCTTCATCCATTATTTTAAGTTGACCATCATCAAATTGATAAAGTTTATGAAAATCATCATTATAAAAAATATAACCAAATTCTCCAACTATATATGCTAAATCATCTTGCAGTCCACCATAACCTTTATCACTAGTAAAGACTTCTTTATAATCAACTTCAAAAGCATCAGGCTGATATAATTGAACATTTTCATCTCTAGTTTTAAGTGCAGCACTTATATCAAACATAAACATACTATGTTGAGTATGAACTAAAAGATAATATCCAATTCCAACTAAATTAGTTATACTTCCTTTATTTTCAGTAATATTTTTATAACCTTCAATAGGAAATATTCTCCAAGCATTAACTTCACTTTCATCTTGAATAACATTACTACGTCTTATAGTTTTATCAAAACGAGTAATATTAATAATATCATTACGATATTGAGTTAGCAATTTAGGAACATACTGGTCAACATTTCCAATAGGGTCTTTAAATAAATCAACACTATTCTTAGGTTCTACAAATGTACCAAAAGCAACACTTTTCTTATCACTATCTTCTTTAATACTAAAAGCTATCTTACTAGGTTCATTATTAAAACATTTACTTTCAAAGAACTTATCACTATATAAAGGAAACTGAATATAAACATTGAATGGAATATCAAACCAACATGGTTCATCGCCACTATAATAATATTGATTATTAGTAGGAGTATATAATTTATAATTACCTTCGTTCATTATAACTCCATTATCATTATAAATAAGAACACCATCATAAGTCATTCTACCATTATATCCATGTTCAATAGAATAAGTTCCACCATTATAGCAAACGTCATTAAGTCTTACAAGTTCTTTTTCTTTGCTAGTATAAATATTTTTAGTACAATTAAGAACTGTTGCGAGAAACATAGTTTCAGCATCAAGTAGTAATTCCTTATAATCATCCATTTCAAGAGCAGTTCCTTTTCCAGCTCTACTATCAGTAATACTATCAGCAACTACTAGTTTATAATTATTAATAGGTTTATATTCATTTCTACTAATAACACCTATAACTGGCATATTATAACTATAAGGATAAGTAGTATTAACTACCATATCAACTACATCATGTTTCTCTTTATAAGGTTCAAATTTACATTTACCATCAATACGAATAATATTAAAATCATATTTAATACTATCATCAATATCAAATCGACCACTATATAGATAACATTTATCACTAGTAAAATTATTCGCTACAAAACCGGGTTTTGTACCCCAACTACCATCTTGCCAAGTAACATTACTAGCTATATTACAATAATCTTTTCTAGTTAATAATCCAGTATATCTAGTAATAGGTTCAACTTTTTCATAACTAATAAACCATCCAACATAACCTAATTCTTTAATTTGATTCCATAAAGTAGTATCAATATTAGCACGAATATAAAACTTATTAAAAGTATTATTTATATTATATATAAAACCTCTAGTATGTTCACCACCAATAGCTTCAGCATCAAATATTAAATCAGGTATTCTAAATAGTTCATCACCATTAATATTTTCGTAATAACCAAATTTAGCTTCATTATCAACACCAATAGCACCTATTACTTGATTACTACAAGGAGTATAACTACCACTATTTATAACTTGATAAACATATAAATCATTATATTTATCTTTATCTTGATAATCAATAAAGTAATTAGATATAAGAGTATATAGTTCATCTTTATTAGTAGCTTCAAGTTCACCAGAGCTATTAAGTAATATATTAGTAGTAGGATTATTTATTGGTTCAGCAGTATAAACTACAATTTTATGATTAGCAATATATCTTTTAACATTAGAACTAATAGTAGATATTGGAATATCTCCACTAATAACTGCCCAATATGGAATATTACCATTACCTTGATTGTTCCAATTAAAAGTAATTATAGTACAATGAGAACCATCATTAACAATATTATTTATATATTTATCTTTATTAGATAGTTTATATCCTCTACTAGCATCACCATATTTATCAACAAAATGAATAAAAAAGTTATATACTTCTCCGGGAATAAGAGTATCATTCTTTTTACGTTCATTAAAATCATAACTAGGTTCAATAGTAGAATGAGTAATTCTCATTTTACAATTATCAATATCAAATATAGTATCACCAAATAATACTTGTCCACTAGTAAATACAGCATCTTCTGTAAATCCAATTCCATTATAAACATAACAAGCTATTTTAACTGTACTAGGTAAAGTATAAACAGATTGATTATTTTCATATTTATAACTTGTAGGAATAATAAAACAATGACAAGCAAGATATTCTTTAAGATTATGACTACCTCTACTACCAACTTTTATTTTAGTATTATAATTAATTTTTAAATATTCATGTGCTGCAATACCTTGTATAACTGTATCATTAAATAAAGTTCTAAAAGTACGAAAAGGATATTGATTATTATTGAATACTTTATTAATATCTTTAATTTGCCAATCAGCAGTACCAGTAATTTGAAGGCTAGCCATTTTAAAATAAGGACCTTTTTCACTAACTGCATTGACAGTAGTATAATCATTATAATAAGCATTAACAGCTTTATTACGAAGTTTAATAGTAATATCTTTAACAGCTTCTTCTAATGTTTTACCATTACTTAAAGTTCTGTCATCATTATCAGTTTTTTCATTATAATTAGCAATATATATTCTATTTTTATAATTAATGATATTACCAACATTATAATAATTATAATAGTCAGTAGTTAAATCAGCAATATTATATTCAACAAGAACATCTCTACTAAATTTAAAAATATTATTATTTAAATCATCTGTTCTAAACGCTTGAGTACTATCTTTTTTACATACAATAAAACCAAGTTGATAAAGACCAGAACGACCTCCACTAATATTTATTTCAAAAGTTTGATTACATATATCTTTAGAATCACTAAATGAATCGGTATTACCATAACAATAACCGTTTGGTTCATCTTTCGGTTCATAAACATTAGTTTTTCTAAAACAAACTTTATTAATAACTTGTGGAATTATAACATCATTAAAAATAGGAAATCCAATACTATACCATTTAGTATAATTAGTTTTATCTATCTTATATCTAATAAATATAAAATAAAATCCTTTATAAGCTCCACCACTAACATAATTTAAACCACTAATAGTAGGTAAAGTTATTTGTGGAATAACAGACATTTCAGAATCAGGACGGTCAGAATCTAAATCAATATTAATAGTTTTAAGAGGAACATCAATAGAAGCATCACTTTCAGCAATAGCTATAATAAGATGATTTTTAACATTATAAGTATATGTTCCTTTAATCTTTCCACCATTATACTTCCAATTACTATTTACTCTATAACAATTATCAGCTTGTTCATTATATCTATAAATATAAGATTCATTAGAATCAGTATTAACAATAAATAAAATAAGTTCAGTACTAGTTGGAATAACACCAACTATTTTAAAATTATTAATACCATCTTCATGAATAGCATTAGCAATTACTTTACAATCTTCAAGTCCTTCTTCATTAACAATCATCCTACCATCATTACTTACTTTAATATTCTTAGCAGCAACTAATGAATAAGGTACACAATCACCCGGATGTTTATTAAGACTAAGTTTCTTTTGTATATTCATAATTATTTAGGAAAAGTAAAGTTATAAAAGAACTCATTCCAACCACTATCATCATCGCTTTGTTCATCTAATAAAATACTAGTCTTAATATCTTTCTTCATACTCTCCCATAGATAGAAAGGATTAGTTCCATATTGACTAGCAGAAAGATTAAACACAGGATGTTTATATCCTCTCATAAGCATACGAGCCATACAATAATAAGTAAGACCTTGAATTAATTTACCGTTAGCAGGTATAACAGGAATCTCACAATGATAATTATCACTATATTGAGTTTCAACATCTTTATAAACAACTGTTATACAAGTATCATTAAAATTAAGTTCAATAGTATTACCTCCAATAAGAATATAATTATGATTTGACTTATCATATCCTCCACGGGGGGTCTGACAATGAGAATGAACTTCATGCTGACATCTTGGGCATTCAGTATTATTATGAACTGTATAAACAACAGGATTACATCCTACTTTACCAGTATCAATAACTTCTCTAGTTCTAGAGCCATTAGGACAACAATCATCGGGCATACCAAGATAGTCTTTATTAGTAGCACGCTCCGGACTTTCGTCCTCCGCTTGACCCCCCGTAGAGGATGGAGCAGATTCAGTATCACTACATCTATATTTACTAGTATCAGCTCTAGGTACTTCACAACCATTACTATCATATACTTTAAGACCGTCATCAATAAGACAACATTTACTTTTAGCTATCTTATTAATGACGGTTAGTTTCATTTTCTTATCAACTTTACGAAGAACTTTAAGTTCATTCATAGCATCAACACACCAAGCAGGAACTCTAGGAATCCAATCACTTCCATTAGGATTGAAATCATTATCAAGTTTACCAATTATATGTTCTATTGTAATAGTTTTATTGTTTGCCATAATTTATAGATTTATCAAGAATAACTCTACCATCAGCATCAAGCATAATACCAATTTCTTTATATATGTCAAGATAAACTTTAATAAAATCAGAATAACTACCTTTAAATATCATTTCATGATTAACAACATAAACAGATTGTTTAGTAGTTCTACGAATTATATTATTCATCTCAAGTTCTTTAATATATCTATGAAGGTGAATAAATGAACAAATCTTCTTAGTTTCATCATTTTCTTTAAGTATAATTTTATTAGAATTAAACTTAATAGTTTTAGCAATATAACAAATAAGTTTAACAATAACTACACTTTTTGCATTATTAGTAATATAATTTAGTAAATCAGTACTTATTTGAGCATATCCTCTACGTTCATAAAAACTTTGAATAATTTTTATTCTAGAAGCTTCAGCTTCAACAATATTAATATCTTTAAGTTCTTTTTCAACAAAAAATGGACTAGGAATTACTTCTTCAAGAATAATTTCAGTTTCACGAACTTTACGAGTAACAACAGGACTTTTAAAATTAAATTCAGGCATAATTTTACTTGCTTAATGATTAGTAACTTTATCAGTATAACGAAAATTCGACCTCGGGTGGCGATATTTTAGTTAAAATAAGTGTTAAACACGCCATGGGTGGCGTAACTTTTTTTTATTTTTTCTTCTAACTTATTGAGTATCAGCGATTAATAAATGTTAACCCTATCTTATATATATACATACAATAGCAATATTAATAAGTTCAGCATTAAAAATATTAGCAAAATCATTAGTGGATACTCCCCGTGGAGGATGAGTATGATTAGTATTAGCTAGAATTAGTTCAAGATGTATCTCCATCCTCCACGGGGAGTTGAGTGGAGCGAAGCGGAACGTTCAACTACATTACTTTATTTATCACTATATCTAGTTTTATTACCATTATTATGTGCTCCACGTTCATACTTTTGTTGATTAACATTTCTAATATATTTAAATGGAGCATTAGGTTCTCGTTCAAGATAAACAAGAAGTTTACTTCTTAATCCTAATTTAAGATTAAAAATATCATCAACAGTTTTACATTCAGAATTAAGTTGTTTAGCATCTTTACCTCTAAGTTCTTTATTAATATAATTAGCATACTTAAATTTAATAGCACTATAACTATGAGTTCCATTATTAATAAGTTGTATTTCATAAAACTCTTTATTAGTTTTATAAACTACATAAGGAATACCATCATACTTAAGTCCACGAATTTTATATATTTCTGCTTCTTCTTTATCATAAGGTTTAAGACCAGCATCAATAATTTCTTGTTTTTTAAGTCTAGTAGCGTTCCAATCAACATAAGTATCTCTAGGTTTATCTCTATATCTCCAGAAATTAATAACTAAATCACCAATTTCATATTTAAAATGATAAGCATAACCTTCAAGAACACATTTATGAACACCATAACTATAATACCTATGAATGTACTTTTTATAATCAGAAAGACTTAATTCAGAACGTCTTGTAGCAAGTTTAAGAGCAATAATATAATCGTTTGCTTTTTTAGCTAAGTTACAATAACGCAAAAGTTGGAGAAGAACAATACGTCTTTCTCCAACTGTATAACTAAGTCGATTATTAATTAATTGCTCTAATTTATTAATTAATTCAACATTATCATTAAGAAATTGAAACCCATATTCATTAAGATTAATTTTTAAATCATCTTTAATAACTTGATTTTTACTTTTAATATAAGCACGGCAATCAGCTTTCATCTTATTTATAAGTTCAAGTTCTTTATTATATTTTGCCATATCGTCATTAGAAGTTTCAATAAACTTTTTATAATAATGACTAATATCTATATCTTTAATCATAATTTATCTAGTTACAAAATTATCAATAGGAGTTTCATTTGTTTGACGAGGAACTTCAATAAGATTACGTTTAAATACAATCTCTTTAAGAGCTCCAATCATATCTTCAGGAATAAGAAATTCATCATCATCGTATTTAGCTTCATCATCAATAGGGTCATAATTTACATCTTTAGCTTTTTCAACAGTTTCGGTAGGAACAAGATAAGGAATTTCAAAAGGAGATTCAATAATAATAGAACCTATATTTTGAAACCAATCTTTATTATTACTAAAGAAATAAATATAACCATTAATATAATCATAAACAGGAAGATTACACATACCTGCAAGATAATGATAAAACTTAGCACTAGCTTCTTTTGCAAATGGTATTTCTATCCCAGAATGTCCGGTAGTTCTAATTGATTGGAAAGGTAAGTTATTAATAAGTCTAACTGGCTTTGGAACTTCTTGTTTAGTACGTTTAATTGCAGGAAGCCCAAGAGTTTGACTATTATATAAGTCACCATCAGGAACATTAATAATAGAAACACGAATACGTTGTTGCAAACCTTTATCAACATATTTATGATTTTCATAACTTTTACGAATTAGTTCATTACGACCATGAAGAATAGCATATCGAAGATTACGTCTAAGGGGAATACTATTAGGATTGCCAACAGCATGAGCAAATTCACTAACTAATTGATTAAGACTAGCCATGTTAAGATTGACTTGCGTTTTCTAATTGATGAACTCTTTGTTCAAGTTCATTAATCTTATTAGAATATGTTTCAACTTTAGTTTTAAGTTCATTAACTGTTTCAGCTAATTCGTTATGTTTTTGTGTTATAACTTTAACATCTTGTTCAAGTTCAGTATTATTAGTATAATCAACAATAGAATTAAACAATTTAATTAGAAGTTCTCTATCTTTATTAGATATATCACTATTTAAACAGCATATAGTTCTAATAATATCATCTTTAAGTTTATCTTTAGTCATAATATATTATGTTTTAAGTTTAACTTTTTCTTTTCTATTTTTAGCATAAATACGCCAGTCATATTTAATAATTTTAAAATTAATAGGAAAATGATTAAATCTATGTATAGAATAAAATAGAGTTTTATTTCTACTATCAGCATAATAAGCCTTACCATTCCAATTAGAATATCTGACACCTGTAAGACTTTGAATTATATAAAAGAAGCCGACATTAGCATTAGAATCTGACTGAACTCAATTAGAATTAAAGTTACTAGAGCTAGCTTTAGAACTGTTATTAGCGTTACTGCTAAGCAGAAGCACTGTATCTAAATGTCAATCATCTTAAGAAACATAACCTTTAATATTATTATAATAAACTGTTGTAGGAGTAGTATCGAGAAATGCAAAAATAGAAAACAAATTAATTAACCAACTACTCCTAACAACAGTTCCACGTGGACTTATTTAATCAAGTTTAACTGTGGTAAAGAAGCCGACATCAGCACCAGAATCCGACCGAACCCAATTAGAATGAAAGCAACCAGAGCCAGCCCAAGAACCGAGATTAGCGCCACCGCCAAGCAGAAGCACACAAACAGCTTTATCTGTATCTTGTCCATCATTACCTCTTTTCCAATTATAGTCAGCTTTTTTATTAGTTCCAACTTTATTAGGAACAAAATAAGGACCAAATCTAAAATCAAATTCAGTAATAAAATTATTAGTATTAGCTTGGTCACCTATAAAATAACATTTATCTTGAATATTATCTATTGTAATATCAGCATGATTAACACCTTTTTTAAGAATATAAACACTATTATAATTTGCATTACGATTTATAATAACTACATCTCTAATAAATGTCCATATATCACCAAAAAAATTTAGAATACCACGATAAACAGCAGGATAAGTATTTAAATTACTTCCATCTGTATTATAATTTCCTAGTTCATAATGGTCACCATTTGTACTACCATTACCAATATTATGTTCAGCAGTCCAATAAGTTTGTACAATAGGATTATTACCATTAAAAGCTGCCCATCTTTCCCAATCTAAATCTGTAACACCAGCACCAAGACCACCTTGTTTAAATCCATCACTAGTTAAATTAACATTCAAAGTAGCTTGATTATCAAAATTAGCATACTCAATATAACAAAGAGCTTGTAAAGCACAATATTCAAGATAATCAATCATTGTAATCCAATCACCACGATTAGCACAAAATTCATTTGCTTTATCATAATTAATACCAGTTCTAGGTCTACCTTGTAATTTAGTAGCAACAACAGAAGGATTTTTACTTCCTCCTAAATATCTAGTATCATCAGGTTTAATACAAGCACTAAATACTTCTTCTTTACCATCTTCTCTAGTTCTAGTCATAGTTTTAGTATGACTTATAATAAAAGGATGAACTCTAGTAAATGTTCCATCAATATTAAAATCACTTATCCAAAGTTGATATTTAGTACCAGTATCTTTAACACATATATAAAACTCTGGAACACTCACCCCAACATCGCCATCACTTCCATCAAGAGGAGGAACAAGACCATTTTCAAGAGGTTTAGCCCAACCCGTAGGATTAAGGAAATAACTTATTTTCTTTTCATTATAGACACAACCTTTAAGTCTATTTTGAATAGGAAGTTCTCTATGAAATTTAGCATTACCAATTCTGATTATATCATTGTCATCTTTAGTCCATTCAATACCATAAGCAGCATTTTCAAAAGTAGGAATAAATGCAGCAGAACCCCAAGCAGGATTGCCTTGTTCATTAATAATTAAACTATCTCCTTTAGATACTCCATCTAAATTAGGTAGATGTTTAAGTCCTTCTGCAAGTTCATTTAGTATATGCTTGTTAAATCTTAACAAGCCATTATACATCTCTACTAAATTAAAATTCATGTTAAGCTTGTTCTAGAGCATCAACTCGACCGTTAAGAGAATTAATATTATTAGTATTTTGATTAACTTTAGTTACAAGTCCTTGAAGAGCAGTAATTATAGCATCGTTTTTAGTATCATTACTAGCTTTCATAGCATTAATCGCAGCAACTATATCTGTATTTGCTTTATTAATAGTAGAATTAACAGTATCAAGTTTATTACCAATAGTAGTTTTCATACTATCGATAGCAGCTTTAATACTATCTAATTTAGCATCAATTTTATCAAAACGATTATTAAGAAGAGTTTGAGTTTCATCTGATTCACTTTTATGTTGATTTTCAAACTCATCAAATTCAGCTTTAACCATTTCATGTAATTCAGTAATCTTTTGACTAATTTCATCAAGATTAACTATAACATTATTTTCTCCAAGCTCATCATGTTCTTTATTACCAGAAATACTAAGTTTAAGATTATTAATAAGTTTATTAATAGCATCTAACTTATAATTAACTCTTTTATCATCTTCCATATCTTTAGAATTTAGTTTGTTACAAATATAAATTATATTATTAATAACAAGTAGTTTAACAATATTATTAACATTTTTTAATTAAGCAGTTTTAGAACTATTAATACCTAGATATTTAGTCCAAGTATAATGTTTACGTTTACTAATATAATTAAGATTATCATCATTAATATGAGCTTCTTCTTCAAAACTTACATCTTTATACGCATCATGTTGTTTAATATGAAATAGTCTTATAATAAGATATTCAACACCATACCATATATAGAAAAAGATATATAACATCTCTTTCATTTGTTCTGTATGAATAGCTTCATGATTAAGTTCTTTATTACTTAATTCTCCTTTAGTAAATATAACACCAAAAATATTAATAGCTTTATAACCATTAAAAGGAAAATGTTTAGTCTTAATAACTCTCATAACTTTACTATTTTGAAATTTAATATTGTAAATATTTATGTACATCCATAGAGCCACTTTTTAGGCTTATAGTAAGACTTTTATTCAATCGTGTATAACTAATCAGCTAGGCTTAAAACTAGCCAAATTTGGCAAGCTATACTCCCCGTAGAGGATGAAGCAGGCTTGAATTAGTCAGTCAAGCCTAGCTAATCAATCTTATACAATCTTAACCAATAGTATTATCAATATCTTTATAACCAACTCCAAGTTTCTTTAAAATAGGACTAACAACCCAACTCCAAAACACAGGAGCAAGAACAGCACTATTAACAAGCATAATAGTATTATCATACCCAGATGCAATATAAATCATAGCCATAGTAAAAATACTTATAACTAATACACATCTTTTTTGCCAAGTAGGAACTTTATTATCACCATTAAAGTAATCAATAGTTTTAATAATAATATAAGTTAGAACATTAACAATAAACATAAATCCAAAGTCAAAATTACTAAGGATACCATTTACAATTACATCAATAAATTTGTCCATACTAAAATTTAGATAAATAAAAAAGGGAACTATCCGAAGATAATTCCCTTTTATAGTTTTACAATAATGATTAGTTATTCATGTGAAAATATTCCCACACTTTATCACCATCAAAATCTACATCTTTGAACCAAAATGTAATAGCACTTTCAAACACTTTATTATCTATATTACCACCAAACCATTCTTCAAATAGTTTAGCATAATCATGATATTGAGCATTAATTGCAACATAAACATCACAAGGTTCAACATCATTAGGTAATACTTCTTTATAGCGTTCACAAATCTCATGAGCTTTATTCATATCATATTTTTCACCAATATATTTCTTATTGTCTTTAACATGATACATTTGTTCTACAACTTCTTTAGCTTCATACTCATCAAAATGATAGCCATCGTCATTATATCCACCGCTCATAAGCATAGTTAAAATCTTTTCTTCTCGGTCATTTTTATTAGTAGGACGACCATATTATTAATAACTTCCATTTCTTCATCAAATATACCTTCAATATCAATCATACCATCTTTATCTGCAATAGGTTTTAAGAACTTATCAAAACTATTAATATTATTAGTAATCGCTCTTTTAGCCAAAGGAATTAAAAGTCTTATAGCTGGAGAACTTTCACCCATAGATACTAATTGTTTAATAATATAATCTTTAATAACCTCTTTAACATTACCAATTTCAACCATAATATTACTTCTTTAAAAATTCTTCATAAGTTAAATTAGGATTAGTTTTACTAGCTTCTTTAAAAGCTTTAAACAATTCCATTTCTTTGTTAGTAACTTCAACAATTTTACTTTTAAGTAACTTAACAAGTTTAAGTTGTTCTTCAAGTAAATGTTTACCATCTTCACTAGCTTCGATTTTTCCTCTAACTAAATTAAGAACTTCTGCTTGAACCATACTTTGTAAAGCATTATAGTTATTTACATAATCTTGGTTACTAAGAAGCATATTTTGTTGTTCTTGTGTAAGTGGTGCAATTTCAGCATCAATAGCGTCCCAAATTCCTTGAGTTGGAACTTGCTGATTTTGAGTTGTACCATTATTTGCATTAGGAATAGCATTACGACGATAAGCTTCATTAATTGCTTGTTTTTGACTTTGAAGAAAAGCAATTTGTTCATCAATGCTATTAGTCATTTTTTCACTAGGGTATAGTAAAGGGTCACTATTACCTAGTATGAATTGAGTAACAGGTATCATATCTCTTTCAATTTTATGTTCTTAATCAAACTTAGTAATATTACTGAGCAGGAGTTCCGCTAGCAGGTTGAGTAAAACCACATGGTAAACATCCACAAGCATTACGCCCAACTAGACCTGTAACAGTAGGTTCATTTGGAAGAGTAACTACACCATAGATAACATTACAAGTCTTTCTATCAGTATAGTTGATACCAGCCGTAAACATCTTTTCCATTTCGCATTGGATAAGTTTATCTTGATAAGGACGAATAGCTTTAGTAACAGCCAATTCAGCTTTCAAATCAGATAACTCTTTACGGATATCATCATCAGCATCACGAGTATATTTGTAAAGATTAAAATGGTCAGTGTTATTTTTCTCAATAAGAGCATCAGTACGATTGCGTCCATCAATATAAACACCAAACAATTCACTATTAAGACGTTCTCTATCTTCAAAGCGTTGATTCTGTTGAGTCAAAGCCCATTGATAAAGACCACCTTGAAGAGCTAAAGTATCTTCACAAGATTTTTCCCATGCTTGAAAAGCAGTAGGAGCACCGCTTCCACTACCAGCAGTAGCACCAAGTACGTTAATATTAGTAGAGCCATCACCTAACATTCCACCGCCAGCACCACCTAATACACTAGAACGACGATTACCAAACAAAGCCCAAGCACCAAGTGCAGTACCGATAATACCAAGAGTTAAACCTGCATTAGCCTTACCGTTTACATCACGACGATTACAACCGTCATAATTCATTCCAGCACCATTATAACCCTCTGGAACAACTTTCACTTTTTCAATTACTTGCATAATAAATTAAGGTTTAAGTTAAAAAAATAGATTAATACTTGTAGTTTGAACTACATAATCTATAGCACTTAAACCGTTATTTTTGTTTGGTAATTAACATTATTTTAACTTTCAATAGGACTATATATTGTCAATTCACCAATTTTATTAAGTTTAGTATATTTTATTTCACCTATTGAAGTCTTACCATCATCAGCTTTGCCACCTTGTGTACCAACATAACATTGAATAGTTTGTTGTCCTCTAAATTCAGAATTACCTGCAACAAAACCAAATCTAAATTTATAGCTATCAGTATAATTATCATTATAAACAGTATTATCTTCATTTAATAAAACTGTATGATATTCATAACTATAATTATCATCACTAGTTATATTAAGAGTTGGTTTATCAAGAGTTAAAGGAGTACCAGTTGTATTAACTTGATTATTCCAAACTTTATATTTATCATTAGGTTTATTTTCATACCAACAATAACCATTGCCATGAACAAGTCCACCACCATGACGAACTATTTTGATATTATCTAAACCAATAACTTTATCATCAACAGGATTAATTCTAAAATATTTTACTTCATTATTAGATTTAGCAACTCTTTTAATAACTTCACCATACCAACATTCTTTATAACCACCATGTCCATCAGGCATATTAATAGTTCCATCAGCCAAAGGAAAAATAAACATTCCTCTATTATCAACATCAATTTCATGATTCTTTAATTGCCAAGCATGAACAATAACTCCACCTTTATAAGCAATACATTCAACAGTAACATGACCTCTACTCAAACTTCCAAACCAATTAGCACAAAGATTCATTTTCATTATATCAGGCATTTTATCTTCAAGGTCAATCATAGATTCAATATTAAACATAACACATTCAGCACCTGAGTCAGTATTATCGCCACCCCAATATAGATAAGGAATTTGACTTAAATTCCAAGACCAACCAACAGCTACATAATTTAAACTATTAATAGGAGAATTAACATAATATGATTTAGTATCCAAATCTCGACCATCATCACTACCCCAAATATATCTAAGTTGGACACTAGTAAAATCACTAAAATGAATAACAGAAGTAGGCCAAATATGATTAGCACCATCATAAACATGAGCAATATTAGTTTGACCTACTGTTCGTTTCTTAAGAGGTTTAGCAATTCCTCCTTGACGTCCAAGAGTTAAACTCATTATTCATCAACAATATTATAAGTCATTCCAGCAACCGGGGTAATAGTTGCATATTGGGTAGCAGTTCCTGTCCAAATTGGAAGACTAAGTTTATTACTATTCGCACTAGGCATAGTCATATTAACTCCACATCCATCATTAATAGCTTTTTGAATCTTATCAAGATTAACACTATTAGTAATAGTTTGATTTATTTCTTTTTTAAATTTATTAAATGTATCATTAGTAACATATCCATTAAGCAAATTATTAACTTCTTCTTTATTATAAGTTTCAGACTTAGTATAATAATTTTTAAGTAAATTATTAATTTCTTGTTTAGTATAACTATCAAATGAAGAAGTATCTCCCATTACTCTCCATTCAGTACCATTCCAATAACAAATCTTTCCATTACGATATTCAATCTGACCTTTAGCCCAATTACTACAAGTTACATTAGGAAGATATTCAGACTCTTCACCAACCATACCTGTAAGTTTACATTTATTTAAATTAATAGTACCATTCTCAATAATACCACCTTCAAATACAAGTTCACAACCAACAGGCATTGTAATAGTTTTACCACTTAAATCAAAAGCATAACGAATAATATAACGAGTATTTTCTTCATTAAGCATATCTTGAGTAAGAACAGCTTTATAATTAAGATAAATATTATTCTTAACTTGAACTAAAGTTTCTTCATTAAAATAATATTTAATATTATCTACTGAATTAACATATATAATACCAAGTCTTGGACGTTCATCAGAAAGACAAGTATTATAAATATTATAATCTTCACTATTTCCATAGGCAACAGCCTGTCGAGGTTGAACTCTATCAGTAGGTTCTACAATTTTCCATCTAGTATAATAATTATAAAATCCAACTCCATCATGAACAGTCTTAACTCTAAGAACAAATAATTTATGATAAGTATCATAATAAATACCAGCAGTATTACCTAAATCTGTTCTAATAACTTCATATTTATCAGTATTAAGAATTATTTGACCATATTGTTCACAATAAGTATCATCAAGAAAACCATCAAATAAAAGCTGTTCTGCATTACTAGCATCATCCTCCACGGGGAGTAAGACCTTGCGAACTATTTTATATCCTTTACCACTTTTATATTCAGGCTCATAAGGTCTATCTTTAAGACTAAGACGATTAACATTACAACAACCAGGACTTAATCTTATAGTAATATCTTCTTCATCGGGATAATTAATAATATTAACTTTACCATTTCCTGCAATCATTTGTTTAAGAGCTTCATTAAGCATATTCCAATCAATAGTTCCATCAGCAATTGGAATTTTAGCTCCACTTTCTTCAAGATACTTCTCACTAAGAATTTTTGTCCAATTATCATCAGAAACCCAACTAGTTTCAACACCAGCTTGAAGATTACTACCTATATAACTTTCAGTTACAGATAGATTATGTTCAGCATCATAATAACTAATAGTAAGACTATTACGTCTAAAAATAGCAGGAACAGCTTTACGAGTATTAACTCTAGTTCCTTGATATGGAATCCATAAATGATTAAACCTAGAAAGAACAACAGTTAAATCATTATTTGTATCTTTGTCAAGAATATTTTGAAGATAAGTAATAGGAAATACTTTATCATAACTATTCTGACCTAGTTTTTCATATAGTTGTTTATTGTTCATAATTATGTGATTAATTTAAATAACTTTAATGAGTAAATAAACAATATAAGCATTAATAATATTGTTATATTAAATAGTATTATTATCATATTAATTACCAGTACCTTTAGCTATAAATACTCTAAATTTTAGTTCAGCATATTCAAATGTAACTTTACATAGATTAATAGGCAATGTTTGAATGTAACTTGTTACAAATGTTCTTATAACAGTTTTATCTTCTTCAAGACCAACACTAGTTTTAGTATGTGTATTTATATCAGTAAAACCAGTTAATTTACAAGCATCGTTAGGATTATTATTTCTTATTAATTTTACAGTTATACTTCTACTAGTCATCATATTTGATGTACTAAATAGATATAAATATTGTTCACCACTACCAGCACAACCTTCAGTTATAGTATTATTATTATATAATTTTGTTCTAATAACATTATTAACATTAACAGTAAAAGGTTGGTCTTTTTGTTCAAGAATTTCATTACACCATATTTGCCAATATAATCTAGGACGTCTAACATATAAAGTAATAATTATATTATTATTAGTTATATATTCTGCTGAATATTCTTCTTCATCAGCAGTATTTTTAGATATTATACTAAAACTACCATAATAAGAATTATCAGTATCTTTATGTAATAAAGTACTAGCATTGAATGAAATATCTTTATGACGGTCAATACTACCATAAGATTCAGAAGAAATAACATTACCTACATTATTCCATTTATAATTTTCAGTAATAATAACTTTAAATCGAATATTATACTTAACTGCTCCATTATAATTTTCATTATTATCTCTAGCATTATTAATATACACAGAATTATTAATTGCTTCAACATAATCACTTGCCCCGTCATACAAAAACAATACTTTTGTAGAAGAAGTTATATTTGTTTTAACACCAGCAGACTGTGTAACATTAATAGATTTACTAACTCCATTATAAGTAGCAGTAACAGTTGTACTTCTACTTGTTGTAGCAGTTCTATTATCATAAGTAAGTTTACTACCGCTAGTAGTACCACTTAATGTACCATCTCCAGATTTACTTAAAGTCGGACTACCATTTTCAGTTTCAGTATAAGTAGTACCCACTCCATTCCAAGTATAATTTCTAGTACGAGAAGCATGACAAAGAATTGTAGAACTACCACCACTAGCAGCAATATTCATAGGACTAGCAGATATAGTTACTTGCCAAGATGTCCAACTTCCAGTAACTTTATTACCGCCATATTGCATAACATCACAATAATCAGTAACTCCATTATAATTAGCAGTAACTCTAGTTGTTCTAGCATCAGGAGATGTGTTATTACTAAAAGTTAAAGTATTACCACTTAAAACTCCAACACCACTTGTAACAGAAATAGTAGGAGTAGCACTATCAGACTCAGTGCCACCAGAACCTGCAACACCATTCCAAGTCCATGTTCTATTTCTTGAAGCACTACTATAAATAGTTACTGAATCACCTCCTGCCCAAACTTTATAACTACTAGCGCTACAAGTTACAGTCCAACCAGACCAATTACCGTAAACCTTAGCTCCAGCAGATTGACTAATAGTTATATCTTTAGTTGCACTATCAATAGTTGCTCTAAATACAGAACTACGGGAACTAGTAGAAGTGTTATTTCCATAACTAACAGTAGAACCACTTAAAGAAGCAGCACCATTAACTTTACTTAATGCTGGAGAACCACTAGCATTTTCAGTATAAGTTGTTCCTGTACCATTCCATTGCCAAGTACGACTTCTAGTAGCTGAAGTAGATAATATAGCATTTCCACCAGCAGCAGCAATAGTTGTTACATTAGCACTTAAACTAATAGACCATGCTCCCCAACTACTATAAGTTTTAGAACCAGCATTTTGAGTCACAGTAGTATCTTTAGTTACAGAATCCATTGTAGCTCTAATAACTGTATTTCTAGCACTTGTAGAAGTATTATTATCATAAGTTACTTTATTACTAGCAAAAGAACCAGCACCACTAATTTTACTAAGAGTAGGAGTTCCAGTTCCTGTTTCAGTTCCACCACTTCCACTAACTCCGTTCCATGTCCAAGTTCTTGTTCTACTTGCAGAAGTAGTTATATTTGAACTACCTCCACTAGCAGCAACATTTCCACTATTAGAAATATTAACTGCCCATGTAGACCAAGCACTATATTGTTTAGCTCCAGCAGATTGGCTAATAGTTATATCTTTAGTAGTTGAATCAATAGTAGCACGAATAACAGTTGATTTACTACTTGTACTAGTATTATTTCCATAAGTAACTTTAGGACTAGTCCAATTACCATCTCCACTCACTTTACTTAATGTAGGACTTCCATTTCCAGTTTCTGTACCACCAGAACCGGCAACACCATTCCATGTATAACTTCTAGTTCTACTAGCACTAGTTGATATAGTAGCTGTTCCACCTGTTGCTCCAATACTAGTTTTATCAGCACTAATATTAACAGTCCAACTAGACCAATTACCATAAACTTTAGCACCAGCAGATTGTGTTATAGTAATAGATTTAGAAACACTATTGCTAGTAGCAGTAATAGTTATACTACGACTATTTGTTGTAGTATTGTTACTAGCAGTAACAGTTTTACCACTTAAAGTAAATCCACCAGCACTACCACTAAGTGTGGGTGTAGCAGTTTCTGTATCAGTATGTGTAGTACCAACTCCATTCCAAGTCCAAGTACGAGAACGACTAGCATTAGTAGTTATCGTAGATGAACCACCACTTGCAGCTATCGTTTGCGTGCTTGCCGAAATAGAAACAGCCCAAGCAGACCACGCTGAATACACTTTTGCGCCTGCCTGCTGCGTTATCGTAACCGTTTTGGACAATCCTACATAACTAGCTGTAAGTGTCGCTGAACGAGCTGAAACGCTCTCGTTTGATGTAAATTTTATTTGATTTCCACTAAGACTAGCACTACCACTAATACTAAGAGTAGGAGTAGCAGTTTCACTATAAACAGTACCAGTATTATTCCATTTATAAGTTCTACGAGCAATATTAGCTGTAACTGTTCTAGTACCACCTTTAGCTTCAACACTAGTTCCATCAGTTTGTAAATCTAGTACCCAATTGGTATAAACTTTAGCACCAGCAGCTTGATTTAAAGCAGCACTAACTTCTTTAGTTTGTTTATTTTCTAAAGTAAATATAACAGTTAAAGTTCCACTTTTAGTATTAGTAGATTCATTATTAGGTATAGTTAATACATTATTACTTATACTACCTAAAGTAGTAGAACTAGTAAAACTAGCAGTAAGATTAACAACAGTTTCAATCCAAGTTCCAGCATAAGTAGAGCCTTTGGTTATACTCCCCGTGGAGGATGCATAGTCAGTTCTCTTATATCCACTTTTAACAGAACTAGTAGGAAGTTTTAAATCATAACTTCCACCTGTATTTGCAATAGCACTATCAACTACTGTTAATGTACTAGTATCATATATACTAGCTTTACTACCTTTAAACGTAATAGTATAACTATCTTTAGCTTCTGTATCATCAATTAATACAACTAACTTACCATTAGTTATAACTCCTTTTTCTATTCCATCAAATAAAACTTTAACTCCATCAGTAGGAAAAGTAACAGTATAAGAAATAAATCTTTGTTCCCATTCTAATTCTACATTATGAGTTATAGGTAAATAACCACTATTACCACTAATAGTTTGAGATTTATAATGTTCAGCAGTAATATTAGCAGTATAATCAGTTTTAATAGGAATAGTAAATACAAATTTAGTATTATTTTCACTTATAACAGGAGTATAACCATTAATAGTAACAGTTCCGGAAACATTTAATTTAAACGTAATAGTAATTTCAGTATTCTCTGGATAAACAAGTTTAGAACCTTGATATATTTCAAATACATCTATACTACCAAGTTTAATATCATGTATTCCAATATCTCCTTGATATATAGCCATAACTTAAGCGTCTGATTTAACTATATAAGTAGTATTGTTATCTTTTTGAGCAATAGCTGCATATTGAGTAGCAGTACCAACCCATATTTTAGGATTAACTATTGGTTCAATAGTAAGATTAGATAATCTATAAAGAGTTTGGTCAACTATTTGAATAGTATTATAAACATAAGAACCATCTTCTGATAAAGCAACATGATGAATTGCATTAGCATTACTCCATTGAATAATTATAATATTATCTGTATATCTAACATTAAATGTTCCATATTTACCATTATGAAATACAGAATTAGGTTTACCAATAGCTGTAACAAATCCAGCAAAATTAGTAAAAATAGAATTAATAGCAGTTAATACTTCTTCTTTACTACCACTATTTGTTAATAATATAGTAATGCTTCCAATATCATAAGATTTAATAATTGAATTACTATTTATAGCTACAAAAGTATTAATACTTTTTGTTTCTTCACCACCAGCTCTAGCTATACTTTTATCCCAACTTAAATCAATTTTATTAATTCCACCGCCATTAGGAGAAAAATAAGTAATCGTAGCACTAATGCTATTATTACCTATATCAATTCTATCAAAATTAACTCTACTATTATTATTATCAACAGCAATAATACTTCCACCTTTTAACAGTATTTCTTTTACTTCATCAAAAGTTTTATCACAAGTAAAATCTTTTTGCCCATTAATATATATTCCAGTAGGAACAGTTATAACTACACCATAAACAGGAATAAATCCTTCAGGTGTTCTTTTATTTTCATATAATTGTTGATTAATATCTTGCATAACTTTATAAACTTTAAATGGTGGCACTTATTCAGTACCACCATGATTAATATTAAGTTGTTTTCTTTTTAATAACAAGTTCATAACCAGCAGGAATTAAAGCTTTAATAGCATCAGCAATAGCTTTATCAACTTCAGCTTTAGTATAAGTATTTTCTACTGTTGGTACATTATCAAACTTATTATTAATTTCTTCTTTAGTATAAACATTATTACTAAGTTCAGTAATTTGATTAGGTAAAGTTTCATCAAGTTTAACTTTATCAGCAGATGACATACTACCATTAGCAGTTTTACTAGCATTATTTAAAACAAGACCAAAAGGAGTTTTATCAATATATAAATTTATATTATTACTTTTAACAGATTTACTATATATAATTTTAAGTCCTTCTATTGTTTGGTCAACTCTATCTAGTCTAATAATAAATTCACTAGATAAACTATTAACAATATCAGTAGTTTTCTTACCTTTACCACCATCATATGCAGTACCTGTAACTTCACCTAAAGCTAAAGTTTCAGATATAACTGAATATTTAGTTCCAGACCAACGATAGGTCTTACCACTATAATCAGTACTTTCACTTATATCAACATAAATCTTACCTTTTTCAGGAGTATAATATACAGGAGCATTTTCTATATACTTTTCAGCAAAATGAGTTTCATCAACATAATATCCTTCAAGAACATCATCAACATAACTAGGTAATTGACTTGCTGGAACTTTACCATATCCATCAAGACTAGCAATACCATTTGCTACACCACGTTTAGCTTCAATAGCTTCATTACAAAACTGTGTTATCTTTTCCTTAATGATAGGATAATCATCTATATTTGTTAGAATCTTTTCAACTGTAGATTCAACTTTATTTTCAATTACAAGTTTAAGATTAGTATGGTCATCAATATTATCAAAGATATTTTCTATATTACCTTTAATAACATTAAGTAGTTCAGTAAAATTATTAATATGTTCAAATATATAAGTAACTCTAGCTTCTACTTTAGTTTCAATAAGATTCTTAAGAATAGGAAATCTATCAATATTATTGAAAATATAATCAACTCTACTATTTACAGCATTATTAATACAAGTAACAAGAGCAGGATAGTTATTAATATTAGCAAATATATTCTTAACACAATTACAAACTAAATCAGAAAGAATACCAATAAGTTCAGGATAATTATTAATATTATTAAATATATAATCAACTCGTTCATTAATATTATTCTGTATAGCTTCCTGTAATTCCGGATATTGACCAATATTCTTAAATATATCAACTACTTTATTAACAGTATTAGTAATAATAAGATTTTTAATAGCAGGATAATTATCAATATTATTAAATATATTACCAATAGTAGTTTCTACATGAGAATTAATAGCATTAGTTATGAATTGATTAAGAGCAGGATAAGAAGAAATATTATTAAAGATAGATTCAGTCCATTGTTTAATATATTGATTAAATATCTCTTTAAGCTCAGGATATTCATTAATATTATTAAATATATCTCTAATAATAATAGGTAAACTTTCAACTGTACTATTCTTAATAATTTCAACTAGTTTAGGATAATTATTAATATTATTAAATACATTAATAACAAAATCATTAATAAAACCAGTAATAATATCAAGAAAGTCTTTATAATCACCTATATTAGTAAATATCTTTTCAAGTGCTTCTGCTAAATCTTTAATAACAGTATCAAAAGACCATCCTTCCCAATTATCTGGATTAGTCCAAGCAGCATCACTAATATCATCACTATTATATCGTTGCGTCCAATTAATATTAGTTGCATCACGATAAGTAATAATATATCCTTTACGACGATAAATTTTATCAAGTTTATTAACAGTATCAGCAAAAGTACCTTCCCAAGTTAAATAAACGCTATTACAAGCAGCAAGTATTCTATCTAGTCTAGTACCAGTTTTACCATCAAATATAGCTTGAATAACAGTTAAAGGATATATATTATATCTAGTATCATTTTCTTCACAATACTTATCTAGTATATGAATTGGCATATTGCCTTCTTTATCACATTGAACTTTACTAGGGTCAAAAGATTGACAATTAGTACCAACAAAAACATTTTCTTCTTCAGCCATAATTACCACGGATTAGAAACACGTTTAATATAATGTAAAGCAATAGTAGGCATAAGTTTATTAATAGCAAGATAATTACCTGTCCATCTATTACCACTTATTTGTTGCCAAGTCATTTCACCATTATTACTAATATTAGGTCCAGTCATATACCAATTAGTAGAACGATTAATACCAAAATTATCAAGTCTATTTCTATCAGTGCCATAAGGATAGCCATTTTTAACATCCCCATCTAAATCACCTGATACAAATCGCCAGTTACTAGGTGTTATAACATGGTGATTATTATCGCCAGATTTAGATTTTCCAACAGCAACAGCGTGTTGATGAAGAGGTAAATCAGTACCACCAATATAAAATCCATATGCACTTACATTACGACCCGGAGCAGCAGGGTCATATGTATCTTTAATATTTTCAAGAACCGTTTTCCAATCAAGATTTCCTTGCTTAGGATTATTATAAATATTAATACCGTTAGGTATATAACCCATAACAAAACGTCCTTGTGCAGCAGTATAAACTTCCCAACCATTAGGAGGAGTTGAAGTATCCCAAAGCATAATAGAACCAATAGGAACAACAGCAGCAATCCAAGCTTGAATTTGACTAGCAGCAACTCCACCACCTTGTCCACTTCCACCACCTTGTCCAAATCCTTCTCCAACTAATTTATTTTTAATATCAGTATAGAGAGAATTAAAATCTACATCAAGTCTACTAGGTTTAGTTTCACTGTCTGCAAATTTATTCATAACAAGATATTTACCAGTTCTAGCTTCACCAAGTTGAGTAACAGACATGACATTATGAGTGCCATCTCCACCAGAGCCACCACCTCCTTCAAGACCAGCGATAATATCATTAATTTCTTGCTTAGTATAATAATTATTAAGTATAGAATTAATAATATTACGTACTTCTTCTTCAGTTAGTCCACCACCGCCAGAACCTCCACCGGCAGCATTAATAGTAATGGTACCATCATCATTTTCAACAAAAGTAATATTAGTACCCGGTCTAATCTTATTTTTAAACATTGATACATAATTACTTTCAAAATATTGTTTATACTCATTACTGATATTACTACCACTTTGGTTTATTTTATTAAGAATTTCTTCAATCTTATTATTAATATATTGCTCAAGATTATTAATACTACCTTCTATACTACTATTTAAATCTCCAATCTTATTATAAATATCTTCAAATTTAGCATTATATTCAGTAATAAGATTATTAATTCTAGTGTTAATATCAGTTATATCTTGTTGTAATTTAGATATTTGTTGGTCATGAATTTCAAGATGGTCATTAATCTTTTTAAGTTCTGCAAGAAGCCAAGCATAAAACTTTTCCATCTCTTCTCTTAACTTCTCTAAGAAAGCTTCAAATTCAGCACGAGTAAGATATACAGATAAATCAAAACCCATACTTACCCATTTTTCACCATCCCAAAACCAATAAAAATCATTAGTATAAGCTCCACCCCAACCAACAATTTCAACTTGTTTATTATCTTCACCTAAATCAAGAGGATGATAAAGTATTTGACCAACAGCCCAATTTCCATCAAGAGATATAGATTCTTTATCAAACATATCTTCTTGACGATAATTACTAAGAAGTCTACATTGATTTAATTTAACTGCACCATCATACATTCTACCACCTCTCCAAAGAATAATACTATTATCTGGAAGTTCAATAGTTTGTCCAGCTAAACAATAATCATATTGAAGTATATAAATAGTATTAGGCTCGTTAATCATATCTTGAGTAAGAGTATTAACACCACTAATCATATTCTTACGAAGATATTTACGAGCCTTTCCACTATAATCATTTGTATTATAGTCTTTATCTGCAAATTTAAGAAGATTATCAACAACTGTTAAATCTTCTTCATCAGCTGCATTAGTAATCTGTGAAGCAGTAAACATTTGTTTAACAGATTCACTAAGCATTTCAGGAGTAATTTGACCTTCAAGTATTTGAACAGCATTATCTTCAAAATACTGTTTAAGTACTTGTGCCATATAATTAACTACAACATTACGACGAAGATAATTATCTTGAATATTAATACCAAATTCATCAGCAACTGCGCGTTCTGCAATCGCTCTTGGAAACATACCACTAAACGATTCTACAAATTTAGAACCAATTTCAGAATCAGCTTCAAGATGCCATTTCTTTGCATTAGTAACAGGAGTTATTTCATCAAGAATATAACTCTTTTTAGTTTCAATAACATAAACTTCACAACCTACTCCAATCTGTTCCCAAGTAAGAGCATCTCTATCTTCCATTGTAGATACTACAATTCTAGCAGCTTTAAGACCTCTTTGAACAACAGCAATAAGTTCTAGTATTTCTTTCTTGAAAGTTTCATAATCAATAACTAAATCTTCTCGAAGTTTAGCAATAGGTTGCCAATACTCTTCATTAGATAAAGGAATACCAGCAGGAACAGCTTTACGAGATATATAGCTAGCATAGAAACCGTCATGAACTATACATAGTCTTTCATAAGGTCTATCATTCCATTGACCATTACAAGTAAGACTAACTTTACCAAGTTCTTCTTCTATTGTTTTCATACGTTCTCTAGGTTTACTAAATTCATAGTGTAGACCCCCCGTAGAGGATGGAATACATTCACATTATTCATTATCATAATCAACATCACTAAGACTATAAGTTTCATTATATTCTTTGCCTTCTTCTTTCTTCTCCCAAAGTTTACCAGTTTCAGGGTCAACATAAAATTTAGGAGCATCTCCACAACTAACTATTGCATGAATTTTACCTTCTTCATCAACAGGAAGCGTAATAGAACCACTATACTGAACTTGTTCACTACCTTCATAAATAATATTAAGTTGACCTTTAATATATTTAAGAAGAGTTTCAGCAAGTTTATCTTGACCAAGTTGATATGCTGCCATAGCAGATTGAAACATATTCCAACAAGTAACAATATTTTTATTATTACCTTTACAAGTAGCAGAACAATCATTAAGCATATCAAGTCCATATTGTGCCATAAGAACTAATAGTTTATGATAAACACAAACATATTTGCTAGGAACAGTCATATAAACATATTGAGGACTAATCTCAACTTGTTCAGTTCCATCAGCTTTTACATAGACACCATTAACATAATTATCATCTATTTGTTCACTCATTCTAGCATTAAGTTATTGTACGAATTAATAATTGATTTTTGTTGCTCATCAGAAAGCAATTCTAAGGCTTCTAGTGCTTGAATTAAAATTTGCCCTTGTGTTAGTTTGCACCAATTTTTTTCGTTCAATGGGAAGCCTAATTCTGCTATTCTCACCTGTTTTTCAGCCATGCTTGCGATACGCAATCGCATCTCTTTAGATAGCTGTTTTGGATTATTAATATAACCTCTTATCATAATATCATCTTATTTAAATGCCTTATTAATAATATAAGCAGTATAATCATTAACTCTAATATCAATACGTTTATTAAACGCAAGAATACGTTGATTAGAATCAAGATTTTTATTATAGACAATATTTATAATATCACTATAAATATCTTCTTTCCATTCTTCTTTCATATAATGACTAAGATAATCTTCATCACCACGATACATATTAAGTTTAGAATAAGCATCATAATAAACACTATTAACTAAATGTCTAGCGTTATATTCTATTTGGTCACGATTATTATCAATATTATTAGTAATAATAGTTGAAGCAACAAACTTTGCACATTCCGAAGCTGCATTAACCATAGTAATAGAAATAACAGCTTTAGATTTTTCTCTATCTTTTTCAATAATATCTATAGTAACTATATTAAGAAGTTTGGCAATATCATCTAAAGGATTTCTTTTGTTATTATCAATTATCTTATTAATTATAAGATAAATAACAATAACAATACCGGGAATAAGACCTTGTTCAAAGGCATTTTGAATTAATTCCATTTTTATAGATACAAGAATAGGGACTATCAGTATCAACACTAATGCTAATACCAATAGCCCCTATTCGATTAATATTACCTAATATTTACCTAATCGAGTCGGGTAATAGGTTATGCTTTTTCTTCAGTAGCAATAGCTTTAAGGATAGTTTCAACAGTTGTAATAGCAGTAGCTCCAGTAGGGAACGCTATTTGTACAATCTGATGAACAACTTCATCTCTAGTTTTCATTTCACGTGGAACAGCAAAACGAAGAGTAAAGATAGTATATCCAGCATCTGCACTATCAGGTTGCTTCAAAGGATTAATAGGATATGCAGGATACAGTTCAGTATAAGTATCACGGTAAGTATATTCAATACCTGCATCAGCAGCAGCCTTATTAGCTAAATCAGTAATATAAGCAGCGTCACCATAAGCAGGTAAACCGTGAGTTGTAACTGTAACAGCTATATCCATTAATTCATCAGCTCCAAGAATTTCATAATCAATACCTTTAGACTCAGCAGTTAGAGTGATTTTAGCATCATCAACAGATGCTTTAATACCATGTCCAACAGTATTATTATTAATTTGGTTAGCTAATTTCTTTGCTACATCATTAGCAGTAGGATTAAGACCAGTATGAATGGTAGCAGTCCAACGATTACGTTCATTGAACTTTAATCCTTTTTTCACAATCATGATAGAATAATCAGAATAAGCATTTACATCTCCGATAGTAAGATTAGCAGAGAAAGTAGTAGCAGCTTTATAAGCACCTGTAACAAAAGTAAGATGTTTCTTATAAGCTGGAAGAACTACTGGACCATTTGCTTCACGACCAAGATTAATGTAAAACTTATCGGTAATCTTAGTACCGTCAGCGTCAATCATTTCCTTGCCATTAGCAAGATAAGTAAAAGCAACCGCTCCAGCAGCAAGAGGTAAGCTCGCTCCATAAGCGACATTGCCCGCTAACAAAAACTGTCTCATTTTTAATTTAATTTAGAGTTTAACTTTGTTTATCAGCTCCATTAGAAGTAGCACCAATACTAGCAAGATAAATCTGTACTGCACGCATAACTATTTCCATATGTAAATAAGGAGGTAAATCACAATTAACCCAATCTTCTTCTCTATCTTCATCAAATTTAACTTTAGCAGGTTCTTTGATATAAAGATATTTAACTAATTGAGGTTTAACTGTATTATTACGTCCAGTATATATATCAACATTGATACCAGATTCATCTCCAAATATAGTAACTATCGGAGCATCTTTCGCAGCACGATTACAGAAATCTCTTAGCGTTTGACCTAAATCTTCAGCTTCAATAATTCTGCAATCATAAATTGTCTTGCCATTATAACTAACTTGAAAGCCTGTATATAGCATTATTCCGTTGCTATCAATATTAATTTTATAAGGGTCAACTTCTGTTCCATTACCTGTAATATCTTCGCCGTTAACAGTACCCGCTGTGTATAAAGTTCTAAGAGCATTAACAGGACTAATAGAAGCATTTTGTCGAGCAACCTTATCATTATAAGGAACAGGTCCAACGTTTTCTACTATTACATTTCTAGCTTTTTCAATTATAGCAGCATTAAGACAAATATCTATATCTTCCATGAGAATAGCACGAACGGTCTGCATACCCATCTGTTGTGCCAGTTCTCTGAACGTCACGTGCATCTCCCCAATGTTCATAATCAAATGTTTTTAAGTTTATTTTTATAAGCACTAACAAGAGCACTATTAGTAGGATTTTTAAACCATGTAACAGCTTCCTTAACATTAGCACCAATGAACTCACCATCAGGAGTGGTAATATTCTGATTATGAATTGCTCTAATAAATTCTCCACGAGAAATAAGAACCTCAATTAAAGATTTAATAGTAATATCTTTATCATTACAAAGTTTATTAAACTTAGCAGGTTCATTTGTACTAAATTTATCAAGATGTGATTGTTTATCAACAGTATCCATAGCCATACCGTTAGGAATATTAATATTATTGGCAACACAGTATTGAATAAATACAGCATCAAACAAATCACTATTCGTGAGAAGTTTAACATAATTGCCTTTAGCAGAATTAATTTCCTGGCGATGTTTAGCAAGACGCTCAGCTTCTCTTTGGTCATCTTTAAAATAAAATCTAATAGATGGGTCAGAATTAATAAGAGCAATATCTTTAGCTACATCTTTATATAATAAACAATGACGATAAATTAGATAATCATCAAGAACAATAGGATAACCATATTTATACTTTTCACTTTCAAGAAGATTTAACTTAGTAATCTTAGCTTCAAGAGCTTCTCTAAGTTCTTTAACTCCTTTACGGTCACTATTCATATAAGCAGTTTCAATAGCTTCTTCTTCAGCTCTAAAACGAAGATAATCTCGTTTACGATTCCAAAAGAAAGAAATATCAAAAGTCTTACCTAGTTCATCAACTGAAACACTAATATTATTAAGATAAGCCTTAACCCGTGAAATAAAGTTTTCATTATTAGGAGCAAGACCAATTAAAGCAGGAAAATAAGATTCAATCTCACCTTTATTAGAAGAAAGAGTACGAGAACTACGAACACAACTACCAATCTTATCCATTCGTTTAGGTAATGTTTTATCATTAACTCTACGATATAATGAATAATTAGTAACTAAATTAATAGTAATAGTTCGTTTTTCAGTATAAGGTTCATTAAGACTTTCATCTCTAAATCCTACTGTATTAGCAGGCTGTTTATCTACTCCATCCTCTACGGGGGGTATAACCTGTTTATCTGTATTTACATTAGAAGCAGCAGGAGTATTTTCTCCTGCTTTATTAGCTTCATTTACTTTGTTAAAATCCATATCTTAAATAGCTTCTTTTAAATGATTATAATACACATTTCAATAAGAACATCTTAGTAGTGTTATCTACCTGCAAACCAATAGAGCCTTTAACTTCATAACGAGCCATATCAATTTCAGTAGCTGCATGATTAGTATTAGGCAATCCCCAGCAAGCAGGAATATCAGTCATACCTTCAATAACTTTAGCTTTATAAGCCTGTCCTTTTTGACGTACTATACGAACATTCTGATTACCTTTATAATTACTCATATCAATCAAAGCAGCTTGATGAGAAGTAATAGGCAAGCCAGTAGTAGGATGAATCATACCATTTTGCTTAGCAGCTTCAGCATCAGTACCCTTATCGAAATAAGCATTATGAATAACAGTAATAGTATATCCATCTGGAGTTTTATACTTATTAAAGTAACGTCCATAAGAAAGACCATCACCATTATCTTGAATCATCTTTTCACCAAGAGGAGTAATAAATCCGTTTTCTTTAGCATCAGTTCTGATAGCCATTTCAAAGTCACGAATAAATCCTTTACCACCCATAAGAGCTACATTCTTATCGCCATCTTGAGTATCACGGTCAAGAACATCACCGATTGTACGTTCAAGTTTGTTAAGAGTCAGAACTTCACCATAGGTATCGTAGTTAGATTCACGACAAATTTCTAACATACCAGCAGTACGAGGAATAGGTTTACCATTATCATGGTCTTTCAAAGGAATAGTACCATCAGGTAAACGGTTATATTCAGACTTCCACAAACGTTCTTCGTTCATTACTCTCATGTGTAAGTTGAACTGTCGCATCTCTTCGTTAATCCAAAGATTAGAAGTACCACCATTATCATTTTGGAATTGATATTGAGTAACAACATTAGCAAGATTACCAGCTATTTCTTTAGAATAACGATAAAACTCAAGTTGAGAAGTCATTCCAGCAGGACCCATAGTATTGCTTCTGTTACCTTTAGAATAAGATTCAGAAACAGTAGGAGCACTCATTGCCCAATACATACCTTTAGCCAACCATTGAGTGTCAACATAAGCATTAGGATTAGGAGAAGTAAGTTTCAGAAGATAAGCATAACCATAAGCAGATTCACCTAAATCTTTCTGAATACGAACTTGAGTAACACCATCAGGAGCAGTAAGACCATGTTGTTCAATAAACCAATGAGTAGAGAAATGAACTTCAAATTCACTACCATTTTGACCGGGTTTAGTAACAGCAGTATTAAAGTAAGTTACAAAGTCTGTAAACTTCATACGACCCATAGTTTTCCAAGTCCATTGTACAGTAGCAACATCTTTAATACCACGACTACCTTGACCTTCAGTAATAAAACTTAAAGGAAAACGGTCATCATCCATACCATAATTATAAGTCAGAAAACTATTAATTTCTTCTGGCTTTTGAAGCTGAAGATAAGCAATTGATTCTTCATTAGAATAACCTCTATCTTCATAACGAGTTTGTCCAATAACACGTAATGTTTTCATCTACAAATTTACTATTATGTTAATAACCAAAACGCTCATCTTTCAGAGCATCTTTTTTACTGTCAGGTTTAGTTATTTTAATAGCTCCTTTTGTAGATTTACGTTGACTAGCAGTAAGTTTCAACTTTTTAGCTTCTTTATCAGAAACAGCCATTTCTATCAAACTATCATAACCTTTACCTGTATATTTAAGCCAAGCCTTAAGCAGTTCTTCATCGCGTCTTTCAGCAGGAGATAACTTCATTAAATCATTTTCATAACGAGAAAGTCCTTTATCATCAACTTGATAAACATAATTGAAGAAATCTTCTGGAGTAGTAGAAATTTGTTTTCCATTACGTTCAATAATAACAGTTTCAGGAATACGATAACCAGCAATTTGTCGTTTATCAATACATTCTTTAACTCCATTCCAAAATTCCACAAGTTGTTTCTCTTCTTCTGCTTTAACTCGCATAGCTTCTTTAGCATTAGCTTCACGCATTTCGTTATCAGCTTTCTGAAGAGCTTCAAGTTCTTCTTTAGCAACATTGAAAAGTTCATTACTATCTTTAAGATATTGAATATACTTATCAACATTACCACGACGATTAAATTCCTTAAACGCCTCACGAACAATAGCTTCTTGTTGACTTACATTATTTTCATCTACTTCAATACCGCTTCTATCTCGAAGTTCACCAAAGCCTTCAAATGAATTACCATTTGCAACATAATAATTAAGAAAATCACCAACAATAGGATAATCTTCAAATAATTTATTAACACCAGCTTGGGCAAATTCGTCACGTTTTAAATCAATAACGGATTGAATATAACTTGCAACTCCTTGAGGAGTATTTTCAAAAGTAACAGCTTTACCATCTTCTGAAGTAACAGAAACACCTACAAGTTCTTGAATTGATTTAACATCAATAGTATTTTCTTCTTTAGTATCTTCTACTTCAAATTCTTTAAGATAAGCAGCAACTTCATTTTTAGCTTTAAAAATATTACCTTTATCGTCAATAAGATTACCGTCTTTATCAACAGTATATTTATTATCTCCATCTTCGATAATAGTACCTTCTTCTAAACCATATTCAGCATCAGCGTCATTCGCTTTACTAGTAGGCTGACCCCCCGTGGAGGATGAAGATTGGTTATCTTTATTAGCATTAGAATCACTATTCCCATCTCCATTACCATTATTAGTAATATCATCAATAGAATTACCATCAGCATCTAACTGCCCTGTTTTACCTGTATCAAGGTCTGTAATGTCGTCAGTAGGTTTTCCATCACCATTAGATGTTTCACCATTAAAACCAAAACTATCAAAATTAGGCATAATTCTTTGTTTTTAATTAATTACTATATCACAAATATAAACTATAATAATAATATGAATTTTACTTGTATCGTTAAAATATGTTCACCTTTAAGCCGATTTGCCGACTAACATACTATTGCTAACTAGGATATTTATTACTGATAACCTATCCTGTCGCTTTCAGAGAAGCCGTGTATGAATCAAATTTTATCATAATGATTAATCTATCACGAAATGAATAAAGTGCTTAAAATGAGCTTAAAATGGCTCATGTGATGTAAATAAAAATGAAAATGGGCTGAACCTACTTTCACAAGCAAGTCCAGCCCTATTATGAACAAAATTTAGAAGTACAGCCGATTATTTACTTTTGCTATCATAACGATTTTTATTCGTTTTTGCAATCTTGACTTTATCATCACTTTCTTTAAGTTTAACAGCTAATTCTTTTTCTTTAAGTTGTGCTTCAACAGAAGTCTTTTGAGCATCTAAACTAAGTTTACTACGTTCAAGATTAAGTCTAGCATTTTCCATACGTTCTTCAGCTTGACTCTTTTCAGCATCACTAAGACCATTATCAAAACTCATAATATTAGCATTTGCTTTCATAGCTTCAATCTGGCCATCAAGATATTTTTCAACTCTAATAGTTTCTCTATCTTGTTCTGCTTTTCTATCAATCTTAGCAAGTTCAAATTCTTGACGAAGTTGTTCTGTTTGTTGAGAAACACGTTCAACATCAAGTTCATGCTCACGTTGAATATTTTGATACTTATCAATAAGTTTACTAATTTGAGCAACATTATCTCCACGTATAGCAGCATTAGCCATATCCATATTACCATTCTGAGCAGCACTAAATGCAAGCTGTTTATATTGTTCAAGTTTCTCGCGTTCTTTAACAGAAGTTTTACAAGTAACAATATAATTGGCAAATATATGACTATTAACATCAAGACTTAAATATCTAATATCACCATCTTTAGTTTTATAAGAAGTATTAAGACCATCAATCCAAGCAAGTTTAGTATAATCCATTTCAGCTTGATAATCTCGTTCTCTCATTTTATCAAATATAAATTCAATAATAACAGAACCCATACTTCCACGAATAACTGCTTCATCAGTAACTCCTTTACCAGCACTATTAGCAATCTCACCATAACGTTGCGGAGTCATATCACATTCCATTTTAGCAGTCTGTTCAATCTCTTGGATAAGTTGTCCAAGTTCAGTAATATAATTATTCATACGACTTTCAAGATAACGAACACTTTGTGCTTTAACTAAATTAACATCATCTTCATCATCAATATAAAGTACACCATCAGCAGCCATACGATATATAGTTTCAGCAGGTTTTTTACCAAGAAGAGATTTAGCAATCATAAGAACATTCATCTTATTTTTAGCAATAGCCATTTCTCTATGATAAGAAACTATATTACGAAATACTTGATAAGGAATAACTGTATCTACAATACTAAATCTTCCAAAACCAGGCAAAAGTTCTGCAATACCATTATAAGGAAGTTTACCATTCCTATTGTAAGCAATAGGACGAGCCTTATAAGGATATATGCTTGTAGCACGAGAACCAATTCTAACGCTCTCATAAACTTGTGGACGCCACACCCATTCAATACTAATATCACCACTAGCAGGGTTAAGCTGATAAGTTTCATCAACAATTCTTGTTGTAACAAATGCTCCATTACTATATGTAAGAATACCTTCTTTTATTTCACCTCTCCAAACAGTATGCCAAACTTCAAATAAACCATTATTAGCATCACGAGCCATTATATTAGTGTTCTTAATATGTTGCAAATCATCTTTATTAAATTTACTACATATATCACCAAAATAATACATATATTTATCCCAATTTAAAAGTGCTTTATCGCTAGAAGTAGTAGCACTATATTGATAATATGTATCAAGAGCTTCACGTTCTTTTTCAGAAAGATATTCATAAAATTCATCTATAATTTGTTGTTTAGTCAACATACGACGTTCAGCAAACATATCATAATCTTCTGCAAACATATTATCGTTAGGAACAGGAAAAGCATCTCTAACACTAACAACACGTTTAATTAATTGATTACCTACAACATCTCTATATGTATAACAAGCTCCAAAAGCAACAAATTCAAAATAAGCTCTAGCATATATAGTAAAAGCATCAGTAAGGTCATCAATAACATTAATTAAATCTTGTCCTTGTGCACTAATATCATCAATAAAATTTTCATTAAATTCTTTAATAAAAGCTTCAATATCAACAGCTTGTTCAGGATTAAATTGTTCAGGATTATTACCTTCATTAACAAACTGCATATAACTTTCTTGTATTTTCTTAGCAACAGCTTGTTCTGCAAGCATCATAATTTGTTTACCAAGTTCAGCATCTCTAGCAAATACAACTTCTGGATTATTAGCTCCAACAATAAAATCATGTGGATTCTTAATATATTCACCAATATATCTTCTAATAATACCTTTCATCATATCATAATTACGCATAGTAGCTGGAAAACGAGTAAGATTTTCATCTTTCTCATTATAAGGATTAAGAGTTTTTCTATAATATTCTCTAGGAATATTACCAAGAAGAATATTAAACTTTTCTTCTACATTAAAATCAGCTTTACAAGCAATACCAGCTTCTATAACGTAATCACAACATTTAGCATACCAATCAACTTCTTGTTTTTCAGCATAACTAACATGCTGATTAGGAAAATCAAGTCTACCAAAATTATACATATCTTTATTTGTTTAATCTTAAAACCATTGTCTATTAAAAATATCTGTTTTATCATTATCTTCTGTAACTTTCTTACGACTAGCAAGTTCTCGTTTACCTTTAATATCAATAGACTTCCAATATATACCTAAAAGTATAAGACTAGATATACGGTCAAAGTTACCTTCAGCATTAAACTTTTTAAGTTCAAGAATTGTTTGATAATCAAGAAATCTTTCAAAAACATAAATATCTTCTCCAAATTCATTCTTACCAATAACTTCATATAAAAACTCTTTAAGAAGTCGAAGTCCATCTAGTTTCTTAAGCCCACTATTAATATTATAACCATAACTAGTACTAACTTTTTCTTTAACAGCAGAATCCCAAACATATAAAGGTTCATAACCTAGATATCTAGTAGCTTTCCATTTACGAAAATTAGAAACAGTTTCACCACGGTTTATTTCTACAAGTCCAGTACCAATACAATTATACCATTTACATAGTCGATAAAACTTTTCATCAGCTTCTTCTAGTCTTTCAGTACGTCCATAATATGCAGCACATAACTTAGGTTTAAATCCATTACGTTCTCTAGGCATTTCAATAACAAATATACTATTATGAGAATGTCTATCAGTAATTTCTTTTTTATCTTTATCAATACCAACAGGGTCATAAACTGCAACATAAGTACCAGGAAGAATACTTCTTACAAGTCTATCATTAATATATATTTCTTCATATTCTGGAGCAAACCAAACTCTTATACAACCATGAGGGTCTTCGTTACCACGTCTAGGAACTCCTTGAATATAATCATAAGTTTTCATATCAGGATTTTCAATTTTTATACGAGCATTAGATTTAAAATAAATCTTTTTAGTTCCATCTTCAAATAGTTCACCATCAGTATAAAACTTATAACTATTATCAACTCGAAGTTTATCTTCAAACTTATTAAGAGCTTCACTACTAAATATATTTTCACTAGCACTATTAAAAGATTCAGCAGGAAATAAAGCACGCTGACCAAGATAATTAAGATATTCTGCAAAAGTCTTAGCAGTCTTTTTCTTTTCAACTCTTTCTCGTGCAGCAAGTTGAAGTCCTATTCGTAGATTACTATTTCCATCTTCATCAAATCCTTTAACTCCATCTATCTCTCCTTCAAGACCCCAAGCATAAGATTTAAAGAATCCACAAATTTCATTACGAGCATCATTATCAAAAACATTTTCAAAAGCCATAAATCCAAATGCTCTAGGATTATAAAAGTTTTGTTCAAATATTTGCATATTAGCAGCAGTAGCAGTTCCCCAAGCCATAAGAGTACCAGTAGTACGAGTACCAACAGTCATTGTAGGTTCAGTTACATTCATAAACTCATCAAAATTCTGCATTGTAGATAGCTCTTCAACTTTAATTGTAACAGCATCTTTACCAATAGCACAGTCTGGATTATTATTAGCACTAACGCTTAAAAGAGAACTAGACCAACTATCATCAGCTTCAACTCCATTTTTCATACGATAACCAAGTTTAAAACTATCAGTAGTAGGACTAAATATTCCTCTTTTAAATGGAGTTTTCTCTTCAAAGAACTTTAAGTTATTAACAGCAAAATCACTTAAACCTCCTTGTTTAATTAAATATTTATTATCAGCTGCAACATGAATAACAACTTTATGTTTAGATAAGTTAACTTCATTAGAACTATCAGCAGCCATAATATAAGAAAAACCTCCACGTCGAGTTTTATCAATAATAAGATGTAAACCATTACGTCTACAAAATTCTATAATTTGCCAAGTCCAAAATTGAGCATCAATAAAACTAGGAAAACTATAAATCTTTTTAGCAGTAGCTCCATGTTCAGTAACAATAACAGATGATTCATCCGTACGTTCCATACGAGTATAATTAAGAAAATTATAATGACCACCTGTTATCCAAACATCTTCTATACTTCCATCTGGATTTTGCCAACAAGGAGCAGAAAAACCATTACGTCGTCTATCACATTCTCTACGTCTAAATTGTCTATGAGGAATACTATCAACTTTAAATTGAGTATATTTACCTGTGGCTTGATATGTTCTAGCAGCTTCATTAAAAAGTTCAGTATTAACAAATTTGCCGGGTCTAATATTTAAAAGAAAACCACCACTATCTCCAATTAAAAAGTTATTATGAGGGTCATACCATCCACAATCACTAGCTTTCTTATACTTTTTCTCTTTATCAGGTTCTTCAATGTATTCTAGAAAAGGATATTTACCATCAGCCATAATATTTTATTTAACTAGTAAACAAACAACAAAAGCGATAGCGCAAACAGCACCACCGCTTACCAAATATCTATTCTTACGTTTAATACGTTCAATAGACTTATTTAAATTATCATTTACTTTATTACTATTATCAAGATTATTTTGTAAAGTTTCAACTTCTTTATAAAGAGTATTATATTTAATCTTATGAAGATTAATTATACTATCTTGTTCGTTAATAATATCTTTATAAAGTTTAGCTTTGATAATCTTAGTATTAGCAATCTTAATCATATTAATAGGAACAAGAACAGTTGTATCAGTAATGTTGACTCCCCGTGGAGGATGCACTACATTATCAATCTCACTCTGACACCAACTTCTTGAATAACTCCCAAGTAGCACTATCATTAAGACTAATAACTTTATCTTCAATATCTTTCTCATGTTCTTTAAGTTTATAAACTATACTTTCTCTTTCAGTTATAACTAACTGTATAGAATCAATCCGAACATGATTAATAGCAGTGTCACTTTTATTATATGAATTGGCTTCTACACTAAAACGACTTATTGATAAATACAGAGTAACACATAAATTGATAATCGCTATTATAAATATTGCTATTAGCATCTTCTTCATAATTCTATACAGTATTAAGTTAATCTTTTATTTCTATAAGTTTATTAAGCAAATCAAGATTCCATCTACCAGTTTCTTTAAGACCAAGAACTCTTTGAGCCATCTTGATAGCTGCAACTTGACCACAATTCACGTTAGTATCAAATAATTGTTCAGCAACTCTCTGACTATTAAAATCATCAAGTTCAAATACATCCCAATAACCTATTTTATACTTTTCCCAAACAAGTTTCTGAAGCTGAACATCATTATCAAGTTTAGACTTAAACTCTTTACTACCAACAGTATAATGTTTCTTATAAGAATCAATCATAATCCAACCTTGCCAAGTAGGATTATATTTACGACTGATACCTCTATAAGTTTCTCCACCAGCATCATCTTTATCGTTTACATAACCACCTTCTTTAATAGATAGTTTTTTAAAAGCATCTCCAAAGTAAGCCATAATTTAATTTATATAAGGATTAGTACAATATCTAAAACAATCAACAGCGTCATAATATTCATCTTCATCAAATTCTTTAATTGTAACTCAAAACCAAAGAACTTTAATTTGAACTTTATAAATCAAAAATTCAAAGTCATCACCAATATGATGTTCATCGCCAATTAATCTTATATTTTTTCTACGATTAATAATATACATAATACTTTATTCTTCAAGAGTTCTACGAATCCAACCTCTAAGATATTTGATATTATTTCCTTTGCCAGCAATATCATTATAATATCTAATACGCTCAAGTTTATATTTAGCTACAAAATAATCAGCACTAATAGTAGTATCAGATTTATAAGCGTTAAGAGAATCTTGAGTTCTACGAAGTAATTCTTTAGTTAGAACTAATTCATTAACAGCAGTAGAATCAGTAACAGGAACATATCTAATCTCTGGAACAGGAATAATACGTTTAGTACATCCACTAGATAAACAAACAGCAAATATAACTAAAACAATAAAACCAATAATTACTCCAATTAAATTGTCTTTATTTAATTTCATATAGCAAGTTTAAATTGAGTTTGAACACCACTAGCTTTAATTTGTAATTCTCTATCTTTAAGAACTTTATTAATATCATCACGTAGATAATTCATAGTAAAGAATTTAGTAGTTTCAATAGGATTTTCTTTAATATGATAAAGACCATCAGAAAATCTTTTTGGCATACCATATTCATTAAGTTCAAAATCACTATCAATATGACATAACCAAATACCTTTAATAGTTAAACCAAGTATATATTCAACAGCAAAAGCATACATACTAAGTTGAAGATTATATATAGCACCATTACAATTAGGAAGATGATTAAGAGGAGCTAAAAGTCGTTCATCTTTATCAACCCAAACATTAGTTTGTTGTGCAGGTTTAACTGTTTTATCTTTCTTATAATAACCACTACTAAATTTTAATCCACCACGATTAGTTTTCCAATCACCCACAACAGCACAATTAGTATCTTCATTAACTAGAAGAATATCAATAGTTCCACTAATTAACCAATCTATAAGAAACATACCAATCTCACTATAAATCTTATACCCTCTTTCAGTGTACATTTTAAACGCATCATAAATAAGAGGATAACGATTATTAGTAAGTTCAATAAAATCTTTAAGATTAAGTAACTTATAACTAGCACCAAAATTTGGTATATCAGCAATAGTAACCATTACACCATCTTCACGCTTATCAAGATAATTAATAGCTTGTTGAAACATAGATGCCCCTTTAACGCCATCTTCAAGACCATTATGAGTATTAGTTCCACGTTCACAAGCTTCTTTAGTAATAGTTGACCACTGTTCTTCTAGTTTCTTCTCACTTATTCCTAGTTCTTTAGACTTCTTTCTCAACCAATAGTTCTTATCAAATTTAGGAGCATAATTATGAAGAATAGTAGTAGTAGAAATATAATCATTACCAAGACTATCGTTATACTTATGTTCTTCTTCATGAAAAATAAGTCTAATATCATTATATCTTTTATCTCTAAGTTCCATATTAATATTATTAAATTCAACACTAGCTTGGACCCGCTTCGGCACTACGTGCCTACGCTAGACTCCCCGTGGAGGATGGAATAGATTCAGCATCAGCTTATTCTTCAATCATACTACTAGTAATTTCAACTCCACCTCTACCAGCAACATTCTCTTGTTCATACAGAAGATTTTCTTCAGCTACATTAAGAGCTTTAATCGTGTTTGGAAACTGATTAGCTAAATCATTAATTTGTTTCATATAACCAATAACAACTGGAACATCTTCTAGACTAGCACCATCAGATAACTTGTCATTCAACAATTCATTTAACTTGCTAGCAGCTAGAGCAACATTATGAATACCACGCTTAATATTAAGTACAGCTTCCATACCTGCACCAGCTTTTTGATTATAATATCTTTTAATAAGTTTCCAAACAAGAATATCAGGTTGATAATTTTTAGGTAAATCAAAATTTTCAATAGCTTTCTTAAGAGCTTCTTTTTCACTAAGACCTTCTTGTAGACATGGACCTTTAGGGTCACCAAGATAATAAATAACTCCAACTTCTTTAACATACATCTCTTTATTAGGAGATTTATCTCTAGTATAAAGAAGACTAACATCTCTATCAAGAAGTTGTTTAAGTGTAGGAGCTTTTGGCATACCAGTTTCATCTATGGTCAGCATCCAATCCAATTCCAAACCGTTCATATATTTCTTCTACTTCTTCATCAAATTCAATAATTTCAAGTTTACCCATAGCATATAACCAAAGATTAGCATAAGCAGCACTATGTTTTTTACTTAATTTAATCCAAATAGGAAGAAGTTTCTTTTTAAACTTAAGTTCAGTCTTAATATTTTCTTCTTCTTCATAATGTTTTTGCTTTTCTTCTTCCATAACTTTAGCAGTATATTCTTTATACTCTTCTCTAGTCATAGTTTTTCTAGCTTCTTTAAAGTCTTTATAATGACTAATAAGTTTGGAACGATACCAATTCTTTCGAATAGTACCAATATGAGGAATAGCAACACATTTATCTTTTCGTATATTAATACTAGCTTCTTTTTCAAGATTTTCAATAATAGATTTACAAAGTATTCTATCATCACCTTGAAATCCAATATCATCTAATATATTATTTATATCTTTATAGATAAGAATATAATCATCATCAAAATCTTCATGAGAACTAGTATTAGCAATATTAAAACTAGTATTAGTCTTTAAATCCATAATTAAAAGTTTAAGAACTCTTCTTAGATTACTACTATAAACAAGAACACAAGTACCTATAATTTTAAATTATACATAAGTAGTTCTAAGAAGAGTTCGATTATTTAGACGAAATGGCTAATTAGCTTTTTCAGCAGAATGATAAACAAAAGGATTAATAGCTTTATGTTTATCAGTAATAGCAGCTCTTAAATCATTAATAGCTATAACTTTAAATTCAACAAACCAAACTTTTTGTCCTTTTTTATATCCTTGATTTTGTCCAAAAGTACCAACAGTAATAGAACGAGTTAATTCAGTATCATTAGTAATATACTTATTAACAAATTGAGGACTAAGAACATTATGTTTAAGATAAAGATGATAACCACGTTCAAGAGTAGAACGGTCAATAATAATCTTATCCATTTGATTCATACCAATAAGTTCAGCATCTTCTTTACTAATCTTAGCAATAATTGGCATAACCTCAACTGTACTTACTTTATTATTAATAACACCAAACAAACTTTCATTTTGGCAAAGAGCAACAACACAATAATGTTTAGCAACAACTACATTAGTAAGAATAGCGTCAAGTGCTTCACTTGTTATTTCGCTAATGTCAGTAGGTATTTGAATACCAAAATCTTTAAATTTACTTTCAACTTTAATCATAACACTAAATTATTTAGTTTTAATAATACTATCAATACCAATATTTCCAAGTTTAAGTTTACTAGGAACTTTAACTTCTTTTTTATTCCTTTCACCACTATGAAATTCTCTAGTGTATTTAGGTTTAGTTTCACTTTTATCTTTACCCATAACTTAATTGTTTTTAGCAAATGTAAGAGTTTGAATGAATCTACCAAGAGAAAAACTATTTTTAACATTTCAATCGTAGAGGATTATATGATTATAAATATGCAAGTCATACTCCCCGTGGAGGATGAAGATAAGCTAGACTTAATCATATTAGTATTAATGATATTAATAGAGATATTAATAATGATGATAGTATTGATTAACTTGATGTGATTGATACTGATTGTATCCATCCTCCACGGGGAGTTGAGCGGAGAGCGAAGCTCGGAGCGGGTCACAGCGAATCTATTAATGCTGATTATATTAATATTATATATAATATATATCTATATAGATACTATTGCTAACTTATAATTATTTGATTATCAATAAGTTACAATATATAACTTGTTCCATCCATGGAACACATTTCGCTATTTATTTGCTATATTTGTTCCATGGGTGGAACACATTTCGCTAATTTCCTAGAGTAATATATTTTTATGTTAAACTTAATACTATTATTGTTATGACTTTTAAAGAAGATTTTAAACCTACTAAAGTTTATAATAAACTTGTTAATGATGTTTGTTATAATGCTGATTGTTTAGAAGAATTTGAAAAACAAAGACTTGTTGTTGCTAATCCTTTTAGCTATAATAAAAGTACCAGAACTGGTATAGTTGCTGAATTTGATAATGGTTATCATCTTAGTAAAGAAGTTGGTATTAAACGTAATTTTGTTACTATTGGTATGAGAGTTTGGGATATAATAAGAAAAAATAGATATGCTGTTATTATTTCTTTTATTGGTTATATTGCTGAAAATATTAAATTTAATAGTAATGTTATTTATATTTCTCATGATTTAATTAAAGGTTATGGTTTAGTTAAACCTAATCGTAGAGATTATTATAATGCCATTGCTTATCTTGAAGATGAAAATATTATTAAAAGAACTAATTTACAAAATATTTATGTTGTTAATCCTATTTATATATTTAGAGGTGATGTCAATAAACTTATTAATATTATTAGTGAAGCTAAATTAATAAAAACTTTTGATGATAAAGATAGACTTATAGTTGATAAATTTGTTTTATTTAAAAATGATACTGATAAAGGTATTGTTATTGCGAATAAAGATTTGTATGCAACTGAAGTTATAGATATTAGTGAAGACTGAGTTAAATGCGATAATAAAAATGATGATAATTATAAAGATGAGGGCGAAGATAATGGAAATAATGAAGATGAAGGTAATAAAGGTAACGATAATGAAAATGAAATGAAAAGTTATAATGAGAGTGATAGTGAAAATGATAGTAATGGTAATAATTAGAGTGAAAATAGTGTATATTAATGTTTTGATGAAGCTAGTGAGTATAAGGGGTGGGTCATTAAATTGGACTTGACTACCCCCGTCAAGTTCTAGGAGAAAGTAAAGTTCTCACTCTCATTATCAACATTAAATATATTGAGATTATTCATCTCATTACATTACTAACTATTAATACCAATCATTATGAGAACAAACAAACCATTGTTATTAGTTGCCATCATACTGATGATGCCAGCTATCATACTAGCATTGAAAGTAGAACCAACTAGTGATGAACAGATTACTGCTGTTGTATTTGGAATACTATCGGCTATTGTTAGTTATCTTAGTAGAGATTAATCTCTACTAGATGATGTTGCTCATTATCAACATTAAATACTTTGCAGTTGAAACGAAAACAACTGTCAGTAATGCTACTGATTAGCGTAATTAAATACTTAATAGTCATGCCAGACGTTAAAGATTTTGCACAAGCTGCACAAGGTGGTGCTGCTGCTGCTCCCGAGAATGTTAACGTAGTTAATCCAACTACTAGTGTTAACCAACCTGTTCAACCTACTGTTGATACAGATAACCAAAATTCTGCGCAAGTGGAAACCATTGATGATGTTGTTAGACGCATCTGTACTGATGGTCATAGTTATGTAATGACTACTGTCATTACTAATATTGATTGTCAAGAACGTACAGGTCGTAATGGCAATTCTTATCTCAATGCGTTTGTTACTATTGCTAGTCCTGTTAAAGGTGCTCAAAGTATGCCTGATGGTACACATCGAATGGGTATGCTTGGTGCTATTCAGATGCCATTCAATCAGATACTGCTTGTAATGCGCAAAGACAAGTTCTACGGTAGATTTGTCAACTATGTTGGCGAGGCTGCTGAAGCTGGCTTTGCTAGTATGTATCTGACTGGTGTTGCTGTCAAAGTTCTTTGCCAGTTTGTACCTGCTGGTGTACAAGACCGTAATCCGTTTACTCGTAAAGATAATCTTTACAATGTTGTGGATTATGATAGATATGTATATCATATTGTAGGTATCGAACAGCCTGCTGACCCTGTTCTTGTTGGTGCATATAATGTACTTATCAAGCAGATTATGGAGGACGCTCGTGCTGCCATTGCTGCAAAGCGTGAGGCTAAAGCTAAAGCAGCTAGTTTTGTTGCTACTGCAATGAACGACGACGACGTACCGTTCTAATGAACATGACGCTACTAACCTTCGGGTTGGTAGCGTTTGTGTTATCAACAATAGTTTTGCTGATGCTGTTGCTAGTGTTCAACATGGAAATGCTCATTATCAACATTAAATATATTGCAGCAAGCGAACTTAACAGTCTGATAAGTCTTATCAGTCATGAACTAGCTGCAAGTTCTGATAAGTCTTATCCTAATATTAAGCATCATGAAAGTACATCGTATTATTACTACTATTGAAGTTGAGAATGGTAATTCTATTACTTCTATTGAACTTATTAATCTTCATCCTGCTAATGCTGATATTCTTCTTGCTATTACTAATATTACTACTAATGGTAATGCTGATGATATAACAAAAGTATATGATAGTGTTAATAAGAGTAGACTTGGTATTGCTGGTAAATTAAAAGGTATCGCTCATATTATTAATGATAGTCTTGATAGCTATGATTATAATGTGGTTGCTGATGATAATTCTACTAATGAAATTAATGATGATTCATTCCTATAACATTAAGCAATAGTCCTCGCGTGCGTGTACATACGCGCGTTCCTTGGAACAAAAATTATATATACGTAGTATATATAATTAAGTGGTTATTACACGTGCGTGCGTACATTAGTGTTATAGTTGCATTTATGCTACGTATAACTGTTATTCCACAATCGGAACGTAGTTCAGTTGTGGCTAAGGATAATGGAGGCAAACTTGCCGATATTATCCGCTACCACTAACAACTCATCTTGTTAAACAAGATGATGTTGGTATGACTAATACGAATGGTGCTGATACTGATATTGGTCATGGAGATTTACTCTCATAACAAAAAGTTATAGAGGTGAAATTAGAGGTGACGAGAGGTATTGAATGTGGAGAAAGAGGATATGGAGATGAAAGTGGTGAATGTGGATTTCGTGGAGAATGAAATGGTGGAGATGGATGTGGTTCAAATAGGGTTAAATTGAGGTTGAATGTGGAGATGAGAATGATTATGATGGAGATGGGTGTGGAGATGAGTGTCGAGATGAGTGTCGAGATGGTTATGCTAAAAACCAATCTTTCTGGCATTATTACCTATTGCTCTTAATCCTCTTCCTAATCAATCTAAACCTATTGTTCCAACTCCTTCTCTTTCTCTCCTATAACTTCTCGTTATACTCTTATAACTTCTAGTTATAACTATTTCATCTCTATTATCTCTAGTTATATCACTATCAGTTTCAGTCATATCATCGTCATGACTATCTCTATCAGTTTCAGTTCTAGCTATACCACGTCTATCGTCATGACGATTAGTCATACAATCGTTATTAAGACTAGCTCTAACAGTATTATCAAATCTAATAAGACTTCTAGTCATAATGACTAATAGCATTAGTTCTAGCTAATAATAGCACTATTAATACTATCAGTATTATAATGACTATTAATACTAGTCATGCTAATATTACTGGTGGTATTACTAATGATATTCTTGATATTCTTGATATTACTGATTCTCTTTATACTAATGATACTCTTGATACTATTGATATTTATTATACTCGTGGTAAGTTAATTCCTATTGCTATAATGATTTTAGTTATTTTAATATAGCTATTGATTATTAGTTAGAATTATAGTATAAATAAATTATAATATATTTGGAGTATTATATTTAATTATTATATTTGTCGTGTTGTTCAGTAGAGTAATATTGCTACTGATAATAATATTAATCTTAAACTTATAAGTGTTATGGTAAATTTTGATAATGTTACTAGTAATGTTCAATCTAAGCCTAGAAAGAAAACTATGGCTGAAAGTTTAGAAGAAGCTAAACAAGAAGGTAAACTTGTTGTTCCTGAAGAAGATACACAAGTTAATGCTGTTGTTAGTAGTGAAACTATTCAGCCTAAGAATAAAGCTAGGAAGAAGAAACAAAGTAAAGTTCGTAAACAGGAAGAACAAACTAATGTTGTTAGTCAAGCTAATGAAGATAATGATTTTAAAGATGCTAAGACTGATAAACGTGGTGTTCCTATTGGGATTAATGTTCCTCAACATATTCTTGATGTAGTTTGTATTGTTAAATTCAATGCTGCATTTAGACGTCATACTTCTCTTAATATTCTTCATGCTCTTGAAGATGATGGAAGAATATGTAATTCTAAAGGTGCTTATGTTGACTTCTTATGGAATAAGTTTAGAGTTACTGCTGATGGTGGACTTCGTAGAGAATATAGATATACAGATGATTTATTCATTGATGCTTTAGTTAAGGCTCATGCTGATGTTGCTAGTGATAGTCAGCGAGTTATTGGTATTATGATTGATACTGAAACTGAACTTCATAAAAAGAATAAAGATTCTGAAGCTAGTTAAGTTTGTAGTATAGACTCCCCGTAGAGGATGGATAGTGCTGTTGAGCTTGTTAAAGCTAATTCTCATGTTCTTGCCATTTTTATCCATTTTGTTTATTGGGTTTGTTATAGTTAACACGTTGATGATAATCATCCTCTACTCGGAGTTTATTTTATATATAAAGATATGGAAAGAACTGATATTTATTTTGTTGAAGATGATACATATTTCAATAATAATGTTGAAGGTGTTGAAATTCATGCAGAATGTCTAAGTCAAGATTTTGACGATATTGCTTGGGAACCAATAGTTGATGATAGTCCTATTGTTGACCCTGAAAATGATGTTTTTGGTTATTATGATTAAATAAATAAAATTATGGAAAATATTAATATTAAAGTTATTCTTGATGAAGTTTTTGGTAAATCTTGTGATAGTATTACTTGTGATACCTGTAAATATAAAGAAGATTGCGAACTTATTAATAAATTCATTAATGATATTAAAGATAAAGGTTTATCTCCAGACCAATATGTTAGAGGTTTAGCTTTATTTGTATATGTTCTTAAAGAACAAAAATATCTTAATGATTTTGGTAAAACTCAAGAAGATATTATTAAACTTGCTACTGAAAATGGATTTGAACTTGATTGGCTTATTAATCGTTGGGATAGTATAATTGAAGATAAGGATATTCTTAAACCTATTATTGCTGTTTTTCCTAAATATGCTAAAGATATGATTATTAATATCGTTAACGCTAATACTGAAATTAATCATTTGATTGCTCAACATATTATTGATACTTCTAATGCAGAATATAAGGAAATGATTAAAATGGTTAATCAATCTGTTGATAATAAACAAGAGAATAAGTTTAAAAATGTTAGTGATGATGAAATTTATGCTGAACTTAAACGTAGAAAAGCAAATAAATCTGCTAAATAATCCCACATAAGTTTTTGATTTTATTTCTAATACTACTGTCTGCGAAGATAGTAGTATTATTTCACTTGCTGATGATGGAGGAATTGAACTCCGAAACTATGATATTGTTATTATCCGTTTTAATTTCTAAAATTGTAGGTTTTGTAATAGTACGGTCTGTGAAGATAGTGCTATTAATATTTATCATAGTCCAAGTGTTATATGTCATATTTGATTTGGTATTAATGATGTTATTATTGATTGTGAAATTAGTAATAACAATGTCTGTGTCAAACATTTCGTTTATATGATTTCGTATTTGTAGATTTGCCTAGTATTGTCTGTGAAGATAGTGCTAGGTTTTTTAGTATGTATATTATTAACTTTAAATATATAATTAAAATGGATAATTATGATTCTTTTATTTTTGATGGTCTATTAGATAGATACATTGAAGAACAAGCTAAGTTTAAAAAAGGACAAGTAGTTTATATGGAATATACTTATCAATATCATAATCAAACTAAACTTGGTATTTGTGTTGGTATTGTAACTGGAATTGGAGTTACTAAGGTTGAACGTACAATAGGTAATAATAAATATATTGATTATCCTATTGTATATACTGTAACTCATGCTAAAGGTGTTAGTCGTTGTGTTAGTGAATGTAAACTTGGTTCTGTATCTGAACATATTCTTAAAGAACGTCTTAAACGTGATGGTAAGAATAATGAACAGAATAATGAGCCTGCTACAAATGACTAGCTATTTACGCTCATGTACATTCACAGATACGGTTCTTTTGCTCTCTGTTGAATTTTCATATATAATCTGATTAATCTATCACGATTAATATTGAGTTCAATACAGGGCAAAAGAACTAGCTAATAAATGTTAAACTAAAAATTTAATACAGTTTTGTTATGAATTATATTGCTTATAAGAATATTGATGGTACTATTACATCTGGGTTTAAAGTTAAACTTTATGATATAGTTACTTTGAATACTGGCTATTGGAAAGATAAACTTGCTATTGTTCTATATATTAATGAGAATAAAAAACAAATTAAAGTTCGTATTATTGAATGTGGTATGAACTTAACTCTTAAAGTTAAAGATGTTCAATTTGTTAATCATAATAATAGAACTGCTGCTCGTTCTTATATTGATTTATGTAATAAACTGTCTAAAGCCTTTCATGATAAATATACTGATAAACAGTATATAAAAGATAATTGGTTTACTGATAAGTTTATTATTAATGATATAACTGCTGATACTATTGCTAAAGGTATTGGTCAATATATTACTAATACTGATAGTGATAGATATTCTGTTAGTGCTATTATGTGGCTTAGTGATATTAAAGATTATATAGATGCTTTACTTAAATATGGTGATTTTGATTTTGTTGCTAAAGCATTTAAAATCTATAATATTACTGATACTAGATTTGAACTTATTCGTAAACTTTATTATTATTTTTATGATTGAAAATGTTATTGATAAACTTAATAAACTTAATGATAGTATTAAAGCGAGAGTTGATGACTAGCTTGCTTCCATCCTCTACGGGGGGTCGCCACGGAGCGTAGCGTAGTGGCTCTACTAATCTAACTATTATTGAATTTATTATAGTTTTAACTATTAAATATAATTATTTTATTAATCTTTAAAAATGTAAAGTACTTATGAAAAAGTATGATGAAGTTTCTGTTGTTCGTCAACTTAATAATGTTGGCGCTGTTATTGGAATCAATTCTGCTAGTAAAGTTATTAAAGTAGCTAAGAATAGTTCTATTGGTAATGGAACTAGTGGTAAGATTGATTTTCTTACTCATTATTGCGGTTATTATCTTGAATATGTTGATGTTGTTCAACAACAAAAAGAACGTGATGAAGAGATTGCTGCTAAGAAAGCTGCTAAAAAGGCTGCTCGTAAAGCTAAGTTTGCAGAAGATAATACTTTTAAAGGTATTACTCGTGCTGTTGATAAACGTATGCGTACTATTAAAAGAAAGTAGTATGTTATGGTTAGCTTTAAATTCTCATTTGGAGTTGTAGGTAAATCCAAAGAGAAAGGAATAGTTAATAAATATGTTATTATAGTTGCTAAATGTGAAGGTATTATTAGATATATTGATGGTACTTATAAAGTAGAATACAATGGCAAACTATATAGCATTACAGGTGAAAGTTATAGAACTAAAGGAAAGAAAGTTGTTTATGCTCGTCGATTAGATGAATATAATCATAGAATTAAAATTATAAGAGATAGTGAAAATAGAAAAACTGTTGATACTAGATTTTATATTCCTTTTGCTGCTGGACTTATAGCTAAAGGTAAAATTGTTAAAATGCCTTTTGCTAAGGAATTGTTTCATATTACTACGTGTTATAATCGTGGTGATAGTGAATCTACTATTTTAGCTTTTCAAGAATGGAAAGAATATGAAGATAAAGTTAAAAATAATCTTATTGATGTAAACAACGAATTGTAATGATTGGTAATCTTAATATTGCTAATAGTAATAGAAAAGATACTAACATTAAGTTTACTAAAGACCAAGAAATAGCTGTGCATGAACTTATTGAGTTTCTTGCACAGCCTTGGGATGATAAGAAATATATTAATGCTCTTTGTGGTGCTGGAGGTACAGGTAAGACATTTGTTATTAAATATGTTATTAATAATTGCAAATGGTCTGGTGGTGTTATAGGTTGTGCTGCTCCTACACATAAAGCTTGTAGAGTTCTTAGTAATTTTATTGGTGGAAAAGAAGTTAATACAATTCAATCATTGTTTGGTTTTAGACTTGATGTTAATATTGAAAATTTTGACCCTGAAAATCCTGCCTTTAATCCTGTTGGAAAAGATAAACTAGATGGTCTTAAAGTTTTAATTATTGATGAAGCTTCTATGCTTAATGCTAAACTTGTTAAGTATATTAGTAATAAATGTAAGAAGCTTCAAATTAAAGTTATAATGCTTGGTGACTCTAGTCAGCTTCCACCTGTTAATGAGAAAACTAGTCAAGCTTTTCTTATTGCTAGTAATACTTATTATCTTAAAGAAGTTGTACGACAAGGAGATAATAATCCTATTAGTAAACTTCTTAAACTTCTTCGAGAAGATATAGATAGTAAGAATGGATGGAGATTTCTTGATTATATATCTAAAAATAGACAAGATTATAATGAAGAAACTAAAGGATTTTATGTTTGTGGTCAAACTGAATTTTCTGATTTAATTGATACTTGTTTTAATGATGAAGAATATACTAAAAATATTGATTTGTATCGTATTATAGCTTATACTAATAGTCGTGTTGCACAATGGAATAACCATGTAAGACATATGATTATTCAAGATGCTGATAAAAGTCTTATTACTCGTAACGATTTAATAATGAGTTATACTACTGTTGTTAATGTTTTTAATGATATTATTATAAACAATAGTGAAGAATATATTGTTAAAGATATTGTTGATACAGTTGATAATGATTATGAGTTTAAAGGATTTCTTATTAAGTTTCAAGCTATTCATGGTGGAACTATAACTCAACCTTTATTTGTTATTGACCATTATGATAACTATACATTTCAGATGTATTATAAGAAGTTGACTAGTCTTATTGATGATGCTAAAAAAGCTAGTAGTTCTGAACGTGGAAGTAAATGGAAACAATATTTTGATTTTAAACGTAAATATCTTATCGCTTCTAATATTACGAATAGTAATGGTAAGATTTTATTTAGTAGAGATTTAGATTATGGTTTTGCAATTACTTCTCATAGAGCACAAGGTTCTACTTATAAAAATGTATTTGTAGATATTAACGATATGATTTATGATAAATATGGTCATCCTTATACTAATAGAGATGAAATGCTTCGTAGATTATATGTTGCTTGTTCTCGCGCTAGTAATCAATTAGTATTATCTTATGGCAAGTAAAACTGTTGACGAATATCCTGATTGTGAAAGATGTCCAAATCGTATATTTAATACAGGTAAATATATACAAGGTGGTAGAGGAAGTATTCATGGAGATATTGTTTTCCTATTTCCTAGAGGCGATAGAGTTTATTGTGATGATTATCAATTATTCACTGATATTGGTAATCTTTACGATGAATACTCTGGACAAAATAACACTGAAGATGTATATATGACTTATAGTGTTAAATGTACTTGTTCTAATGATTATAATACTTATCTTACTGCTGTTGATAAATGTCGTAATATTCTATGGAAAGAATTAGCTAGAATTAATTACAAATATCTATTTGTATTTGGTGATGCTTATCGTAGTATTAGTGATAATCCAATTCCTAGATTTATGGCTACTGGTGGTAAGTATATATTTAATAATTATTCTCCTCTTATTAAATTTAAAGATGATAATCTTTATCATATATTTAAACAGCGTTTTGCTGATGATGTTAATTGGGTTACTAAAAATAGAAATAATTATGGTATAGTATAAATGATTAATTGTATAGCTTATGATGTTGAAGTTTTAAGAAATTTCTTTTCTATTACTTTTGTTAGTATTAATAGTTATCTTAAAGTTTTTAAAGATTGTGTTAATGCTGATGGAAAAGCTATTCCTTTAGTTCAAAAACTATCTGTTGAAGAAATTAAAGCTCGTCTTGAAACTGTTGAAAAACATAGTTTTCATATAACAGATAAAGATGATAGTCAATTACTTTCTATGATAGATTATATTAATAAGACTAGATGTTATAAGGATTCTAATGGAACTATTATTCGTACTGACTTGTATGGATTTAATAATTTCAATTATGATAATCTTATGATTGCTGCTTTACTTAGTTTTTATATGCGTACGAATAGTACGAAAGAACTTATTAATAAGTTATATGAAACTAGTAAAACTATTATTTCTAGTCAAGATGATAAAGATAAATTTAGAACTGATTTTTATCTTAATAGTCTTAGAAAATATAAACTACCATTTACAGGTGTTGATGTAATGCGTATATTTGCTCTTAATAAAGCAAGTGTAGTTGTAGATAGTAAAACAGGTGAACGTAAACCTGTTCCTAAAGGTTTAAAACAAACTTCTATTAATCTTCAATGGTATGAACTTCTAGAATATGAACTTCCTGATATTAATGAAGAAGAAGCTGAACTATATAATGAAATTCCTAGTCTTAAAGGAATGAGTATTAGTCAGCTTAATAAGCTAGTAGATAAATGGGATAGATTTATTCTTGATGAATATATCGAACCTATGATGTATTATAATCTTAATGATGTTTTCATTGTAGCTGAAATAGTTCGTCTTTATCCAGAAGAAATTAAATCTCGTTATGCTATTAGTAAAGCATATAATGTTGATGTTCTTAATTCTAGTCGTAGTAAAACTGCTGATATTCTTTTTGAGAAATTTTATAGTAAGTTTAGTGGTCTTACTCCCGAACAATGGAAAGGTAAGAAAACTGAAAGAACTGCTATGAGTTTTAAGAAAGTTATTTTTCCTTTTATTAAATTCAAAACTAAAGAACTTCAAGATTTACTTGATAAACTATATAAAACTACTATTTATAGAGTTAATAAAGATGCTTTTAGTGAGAACGTTAAAATTGGAGATATAACTTATACTCTTGCAACTGGAGGTTTACATAGTCAAGATGTTCCTATGGAGTTATATTCAACTACTCCTTATGGTGATTACTTAACTCCATCCTCCACGGGGGGTAAACCTTTTACCATTTATCATTTTGATGTTGCTAGTTTTTATCCTAGTATAATAGGTGTTCATAAAGTTGCTCCTTCTCATATTGATACAAATGCTTTTTGTAATTTAATTAGTTGGATGAAACAAAAACGTGTTGATGTGAAACATAGTGAAGAAGAATACATAGATGGTATTGCTAAAGATATTCTTGCTTTAGTTTTAAAGATTGTCATAAATAGTATTTATGGTAAACTTGGATTTGAAAAAGGAGATTTATATGACCGTCTTGCTGTTCTTAAAGTTACTGTTAATGGACAACTTATGCTTCTTATGTTATGCGAAGCTCTTGAACTAGATAATATTCATATTATTAGTGCAAATACTGATGGTATTATGGTTAAAGTTTATATTGACCAAGAAGATAAATTTAAGGAAATTACTACTTGGTGGCAAGATATTACTGGTATGCAAGCTGATAGCGATGTTGTTCATAGTCTTATAGCTCGTGATGTTAATAATTATATTACTCAATTTCGGTCTAAAGGTAAGCTTAAAATTGAATCTAAAGGTGCTCTTAATCCTATGATGTATTCTCTAGATTTAACTAAAGGTTATTCTATGCCTATTGTTGCTCAAGCTATTGAAAACTATTTTCTTAAGAATAAACCTGTTATGGATACTCTTCAAGAAGCTACTAATATTCTTGATTTTTGTCTTACTCAAAATGTTGGTAGACAATTTCATGTAGAAGAAACTAAAATTGAAAATGGACAAGTTACTCATGTTGTTTGTCAAAGATATGTTCGATTTTATGTTTCTAATAGAGGTTATATTATTGAGAAAGTTCATAACGATAATGGTTCTCGTAGTAGAATGGCAGCTGGTTCTGTTGTGACAGTTATTAATAGTCTTGATGATAAAGATATTTCTCTTAGAGATATTAATTTTAAATTTTATTATCAAGAAGCTATGAAGATTATTAATCCTATCAAACTTAAAATTTCTCCTAAAGGTAAAGGTAAAAGTAAAATTAAAAAATATAGTGGTATGTATAATCCTATTTTTAATGAAGATGATTTTGGATGAGAAATATAGTTGAAGAAACTTATGATAGACTAATTAATAAATGGGGTTCTAAAGAATATAAAGGTATTGGAACTATTAATTGTGTTCCGCCTGTTGATTATTGTGAAATTATAAGTAGAATTATTAGTCTTATGAGAAATAAGAATGATAATATTAAAATACTTATTGTTACAGATAATTGGAAAAGAAGAACTGAAATTGTTGATAGTCTTAAAAATCATAATATAAATATAGATACTATTAATATTCTTACTCATACTTATGTTAATAGTAGATATAATTATAGTTATGATATTTCTATTGTTGTTGGAGTTAACGAATGGAATTTATCTTGTAATACAGTTTTTAATCATGCTAGATTTAAGCTTATGATTATAACTAAAGATGCTATTGATACTGCCAAACTAAAAGAAATTTATACTAATATTCCTCCTATTAATGATAATATAAGTTCTAGTGGTATTAATGCTATGCGGGCTTTACTCCCCGTAGAGGAACACAGAGAGCCAATTTTGTTTGTTAATCAAGATGATATTGCTAATTACGATAAATATACTGAATTTATTACTCAGACTATTCAAGTATTTGGTAATTTTGATAATATTAAATGTGCTCGAAATGGTACTCAAGACGGACGTAGTGCTATTCAATATATTACAGAAATAGCTGAATATAATGGATGGAGTGCTGATATGGATATGACTAATCCTTTTAGTAAACAAATTGATGAATGTTATAATCCTCTTGTTCTTGCTGAACGAGTTAAGACTTTTTATAATATTGTTCGTGAACGTATGCTTATATGTTCTGATAATGTTTGTAAGCTAGAAAGAATAGTTGAAATTATTAAAGATAATCCTGATAAACGATTTCTTATTATTAGTAAGAGAGGTGAATATGCTGCTACTGTAACTAAATATATTAATGATAAATTAGGTGAAATTTGTGGTGATTATCATGATAAAATTGAGGATAAAGTTCTAGTTGATAGTAATGGTATTCCTGTTTTGTACAAGTCTGGAAGCAAGAAAGGGACTGCTCGTATAATCAAATCTAAGGCTATTTCCACGCTGAATTTGAAGTCTTTTAATGATGGCTTATTAAGAGTATTATCTATAAAAAATAATTCAACTGACAGCCTAGAAACAAGCATAGACGAATGGATTTTAACCTCACCTTTATGTGATACCATAGATGAACTTATCTATCGTTATAATAATGTTAATTGTAGTCAATCAAAACTTAAAGTACATAAACTTTATATAGCTGGTACTATCGAAGAAGCAAGTCTTAAAAAGGAAAAGTTATCGGCTAATCATGAAGTTATACAGAATGTTAATTCTGATATTAGTGCTCAAAATTTTGATGATATTGTTTGCTAGTATAAATATAATAGTTACATTTGTTGTGTAATCAAAATCGCTCTTTGATAGAATGGACGAAGATAAAGAAGTTAAAGTTAATGATACTACTGTTGCTGTTAGTAATAGTGGTGTTGAAAAACAACATGGTGTTCAACATTCTGTTGCTCCATATCAGCTTAATTATATGAGTGAAGCTGAAATTGCAAGTCTTGAAGTATTTATCAAACGTGTTATGCGTAGTGATAAATGTGGTATTAAGTCTGTTGAAGATGGTCTTGCTATTGCAATGAGAGCTAAAGACCTTAGACTTCCATTTTCTACTTGCATTGAACATATTCATGTAGTTCAAGGTAAAACAGGTGTTGATGTTCACATTATTAAGGCATTACTTGTCAAAGGCAGCGTGAGTTGGGAAAAAGTAGATAATTATCGCGCTCTGTACGAATATACAGATGGCTTTAATGCTTATGATGAAGATAAACTTCCATCTGACTGTATTAAGTGTCTTACTCCCAAAGAGGCACAAACTAAAAATGCAGAAGATAAAGACCATGAACATATATATGTTTATCCTGTTAAATATTATAAAGATTATAATGGTAATGTATATAAAGAATATCAACTTAATGGTAAGTTTGAAATAGCTACTAATACTAATGAAGCTAAACAAATTGCTTCTACTGGTAAAGTTCCTGTTTATAGAATACCTGCTGTTCCTATTGATTATATTACTAGTTATCGTTTTTATCGTAAAATTGGAGAACGTGATATGGTTGCTACTGGTGAGTTTACTTATAAAGATGCTATTGTTGCTGGATGTTTTGAAAAAGATACTTATAAGAAATATCCTAAAATAATGATAAGTCATAGAGCATTTGTTTATGGTGCTCGTGAAATTGCTAATGATTTAATTATGGGCTGTTTAAGCATAGAAGAATTAAAGACTATGCAAGGTATTGATTTGAGTAATGAAGATATTATTGATATTACTGAAATTCAATAACATAAACAAACTAGAGAAATTATTATTAAATAAAACAGTCGTATGACTGATATTATTCACTTTTAAATTACAAAAATTATGAAAGACTTTAAGAAAGGTTTGAGTTTTGGTATGGGTATTGTTAATGCTGGTCAAAGAGCAGTTAGTGAAGAACCTGAATTGGTAGTTGTTTCTACTCCTGGTAGTTTCCGTATGACTGCCCAAGTTTCTAAAGCTCTCGGCATTGCTCATGGTGAATATGTAATGTTCATTAATAACTGTGCAAATATTGATAATGCTATTATCAATAAAGTACCCGAAGTTGTTGCTTTCTGTGAAGAACAAGGTTTGGATATTGAATCTCCCGAAGCTGCTATGGCTGTTCATGCTGAATTTGATATTTGGGCTTTGGCTAAAGGTATTGCTGAATTAGACAAGAATGGTAATCCTTGTACTACTCGTGTTCGTATGACTAAGAATGATAAGATTAAGTATGTTAATACTTATTTCCAAGAAACTCTTGATGGTGCTTTATCTTCTTCTAATGAAGAACTGAAAGCTGCTCTTAATCGTGAAGGTATTACCGAAGATGAACAAAAAGAACTTTTGGTTAGCTGTATTCAAGGTGATGAAGTTGCTAAGATTAAAGGTTCTAAATGTGCTAATACTGCTGCTTTGTCTGGTATTGGTGTAACTCTTAACTTTACTGATTCTAATGTTTGGAAACAGTTGAAAGCTGATATGACTGATGAAGAAGCTACTTCTAAGAATCGTGTTTATACAGTAGATATTGATAACTTGCAAGAAGCTGTTGTTAATAACGGTCATAAAGATATTGTTGTTAAGATTGCAATGCTTACCGAATATAAAGATGAAGAACCTATTCGTATCGGTAAGAAAGCTGAAAAAGAAGAAACTGCTGAATAATCAAATCTTCGTCCTAGAAATATAGTATCTTGAACATAGAGCTGCATTGTTAGTATTTCTAATGGTGCAGCTCTTATTTTATCTAATAATTCTTTTAATTACTTTAATTATGTCGACAGAAAAAGAAATTAAGAATGAAGCTGCTGTTGCAGCAAGTGCTGAACAAACTGCTAATGCAGAAGTACAAACTCCTAAAAAACGTAGAGGTAGAGGTATTAATAACGATTTACGTGATGTAACTCGTAAAAAGTTTGATGAACGTACTGATTGTAATAAAGCTAATGGCTTGTTTATTGGCCATCTTGAAGATGTTAAAGTTGATTGGGCTACACTGAAAGATGATGTTCAAGGTATGCCTTCATTTGCTGGTATGAGTATTCCTTATCTTACATTTACTTTTGCTAGTAATCATGAAAATATCAATGAACGTCGTTATGTAACTCAACGCCTTCTTCCTGCTGAAAGTAATGTTGAAACTATTCCTGGCGGTAAAGGTGCTTGGAAAGTTGATAACATTTTCCGCTTTATGAAACATATATATAATGTATTTGTTCTTAAAGGTCGTGATTTAACAGAAGAAGAAATTGATGCTCTTACTTTGCCTTTTGAAGATTTTGATGAAAATATGCAGTATGTACCTGTTGAGGCTGAAGAAGTTATAGCTGGTTATAAGACTGTATTTGAAAATTACGTTAAGTTACTTAACAATAATGGTAAACCTGTTTATAATGATGCTAAAGGTAAACCTATTACTATTTGGATGAAGCTTCTTCGTTTCGTTAAGAATGATGGTAAATGGCGTGCTGTTGTTGGAAGTAAATCTTCATTTGGTGATTTAGGATTTCCTACATTTATCAATGATGGAGTTATTGAACTTTATAAAGAACAATCTGCTCCTAGTTTGCATATTGACCCTTATAAAGAAAGTATTGTTTATCAAAAATCTGCCGAACAAGCTAAACAGCCAAATGTTGCTATGCCTGGTGTTGGTGTAATGCCTGGTGTTCAAACTGCTACTCCTATAAATCCTGTTAGTGGATTTAATGGCGGTGGAGATTTTAGTCCATTTGGTGGTGGTAATGATGCTGCTGGTGCTTTTGTTAATCCAACAGAAGATTTACCATTTTAAAAAATTAAAGTTAGTTAAATAGTTGTATGTAAGAGGATTGGGTACTATTTTAGTACCTAGTCCTCTTTTTTTATATGTTCACGATAAAGGTCAAATTAGAAATATTATGAAAAGAAATATTAGTAATACTATTTTAACTAAAGATTATATTTTCTCTAAAGTTAGTCAAATTACTATTTTTAGCACTTATACTGGAATTAGTGTTGAAGATATACAACATTGTATAGATACAGGAGAATTTATATCTAGTCCTTTTCGTGAAGATACTCATCCTAGTTTTGGTTTTAGATATGATAATAGGAATAAACTTAAAGGAAGAGATTTTGCTGGATATTGGTGGGGAGATTGTATAGATGCTGCTGCAACTGTACTCTCTGAAATTGTTCATAAGCAAATTGATATTTCTATTAAAAGTCAATTTCTATTTGTTCTTAAACATATTGCTTATACTTTTAGAAATATTATTTATGGACAAGATAAAGATGAAAACAACGATTATAATATTGCTAGGGCTATTAGTAATGTACGTAATCATAAACCTATTATTGAACTTGTTACTCGTCCGTGGAATAATTTAGATGCTAAGTATTGGGGGCAATTTGGTGTTAATCTTAATTTTCTTAATACTCATTTTGTTTATCCTGTTGACCAATTTTATATTAATCGTTCAACTAATCCTATTCCTAAATATTTTTATGATAAAAATAAAACAGATTTATGTTATGGTTACGTTCTTGGGCAAGATAAAAGAGGAATAGTTAATGTTAAACTGTATTTTCCAAATAGGAATAAGAAAACTGAAGTTAAGTTTATAACTAATAGTAATACTATTGAAGGAGTTATTAATCTTGAATTAGATAATTATGACATTATTATTATAACTAAATCTACTAAAGATAGATTAAGTCTTGAATGTTATCTAAAGAGTATTAATCATTCCATCCTCTACGGGGGGTCTACCCTTGAATCTAAGACTATTGGTGTTGTTAATATTCCACATGAAACTTATAAACTTCATCAAATTGAATATGATTGGCTTCGTAGTAAACTTAATCGAAATGGTTTTCTTATTAGTCTTATGGATAATGATAGAACTGGTCTTATGGAAGCTATAATTCTTAAGAATGATTATGATATTATACCTATTATTATTCCTAAAGAACTTGGTGTTAAAGATTTTGCCGAATTGAGAAGTAGTTATTCTACAAATGTTATTAATGAACTAACTCAACAAGTTGTTAAATATATAGAAGAGAATTATGGAGAAGAAACTGAATTTACTTGGGATACGGAAGAAAGTAATACTTTGCCATACTAAAAGTTTAGCTGGTGTTACATATACTGTTATGCGTCCAATTACTGAAGAGGATGAACAAAATCTTGATAAATGGGAATGTATTAATGTAGATGGTAAACGTATTGATAAAAAAGATATTTATTGTTATGGAGAAATTAATCTATCTTCTAATGATGACGTTGAATATATCAAAAAGTTTAGCTTACTTGATACTGATAATGGTGGAACTGTTCATAGTAATTTTAATTATCAAGAAGGTTATGCTCTTGTTGAAGGAATAGCTAAAACTTATCCTACATTTGATATTATTGAATGGTTTAAATATAATCATTGTCTTATAGGTAAACCAACTCGTATTATTATTTATAAATGTAAGAAAGAAAATCTATGATAATAAAAGGATATGAAGAAAAGCTAGATGATAGAGATATTAGATATATTAATTATGTTATTGATAAATCTACAATGGCTGATGCAATTGAATCTTATATTAAAGATTTAGATTGTACTACTATTTATCCTGATGGTTCTCGTCCTAGACAAACTATTAATTATGGTTATCGTATTACTCTTTCTAGTATTGAATATATTCTTGATAAACTTTATCTTGTTCTAGAACATCATCCAGAAAAAGCTCAAAGTTATATTGATTATCGTAATACTATTATTAAAAGAATTATTGATATACATGAAAAAAATCTTGATTTCGAGAGAAGAAACCCAATACGATATTATAGTAAAGAACCAAGGAAACGCACTAGAAGTGCTAGCAGAGTTAATCAATCAAAAGATGTCTTTACAGGTAAACCCATTGATGTTAGCACCGGTATTGCAAAGGCTATTAAGCCTAAAAAGGAAACGATTGCTCAGCGTAAAGCTAAACTTCTAGGTAGTAAAGCTGTTAGTTTTGCATTTAATGGTTTAAAAATAAGTGAACATAATGAATAAACTTTATCGTAGAAATAATAATGGTGTGCCTACTGTTTGGTGGGCTGAACTTGACAGTGGTACTAATAGTATCACTGTTTTTTATGGTCTTGTTCGAGGTAATATTCGTAAAGAAGTTTATGCTGTGACTCAAAAAGATGGTCAAAAAGAACTTGAAAGTAGATATAATGATAAGATTAAACAAGGATATACATATCTTAATGAACTTTGCGATATGCAGGGTTTACCCCCCGTGGAGGATGGAGATAATGATATTCTATTTAATTTTCTAAATACTTATCTACCTAAAGACCTTAGTAATGGAAACAGTAATCTTCTACTTCCAATGCTTGCTAAAACGTATAATGGTAATGTTTGGAAAAAAGTCAGTTGTATGTATGGTCAGTATAAGATTAATGGTCTTCGTTGTATTGTTACTGCTTATACTCAAAATGATATGTTTAAACCTATTAGGCTTCGTTTCCAAAGTCGTGAAGGTATTACTTGGCATACTCTTAGCTATCTTGAAGATTATTTGCTTGCTACTATTAATACAAATATTATCGACGATATGATTAATGGATTTGCAGCACTTGATGGTGAAGTTTATCTTCCCGGTTATACTGTTAATCAAATTAATCATTTTGTTAAAGATGCTAATTGTGTTGAAAATAAACTTCTTCAATTTTGGTGTTATGATATTATGATGGAAGGTGACCAAGCTCATAGAAATATGTATCGTTATCATATTAAAAAGCCTACTTCTTTTAATAATATTGAAGAACATTATAATAATAAAGAGCGATTGATTATTCTTCCTAGTATATATATTAATAATAATGATAAAGCTATTAAAGCTAGAAATAATTTTATTAATATAGGTTTTGAAGGTCTTATACTTCGTAATACTGAAACTGATTATCAATACGGTAGACGTAGAGCTAATTATATGGAGAAGTTTAAAGATGCTACTGAAGGAGATTTTATAATTATTGATATTTATAAAGAAAAGAAACGTGATTTACCTATTCTTCTTTGTAAAAATGATATTAATAATGAAAAGTTTGAAACTCGTTTAAGCACTAATCATATCGTTCAACAGAAAGTTTTATTTGATTCTCAATCTTATATTGGTAGAACTGTTCATATAGAATATGGTGAACGGAGTGGTGTTTCTAGAGTTCCATTTCATATTAAAACTGTTGTTATAAATGGAGATACTAGATTATAATGTAATTAAGAATAATAATTTTGATAGAACTAAATCTTATTTTAGTTGTTATTATAAATCTATTATTCTATTTACTGATTATGATGCTAAAAGTTATAATTTTGCTGTTAGATATAATGATGAAACTAAAAGTAATGAACTTTATGTGATTTTGTATAATGATAATAGAATTAATAATAGTGTTCCTATTATTCGAGATGCTAATACTGGATTTAAATTATATATTCCTAATAAAGTTATTAGACTTCTTGATACAAGACTACGTAATACTTTTGTTATGTCTAAAGATGATTTTAATATTAATGTTAAATTTGTAGAAGAACGTAATGGTTTTTGTATTATTTATCATATAGATATTGAATAAGGTGAAGCCTAGTACACAATATGATGTGCTAGGCTTTTCTGTTTTACATGGGTGTAAAATTGTATATGACACGCTCGTAGACATGATTCTTTTTGCCTGTATTCAATTTTATATATCAGAATGATTAATCTATCGCGATAAGATTTGCGTGTCATAATGAGCCTTAAAATGCGTCATTCTCACTATGATATTTAACATTAAATTCAGCATCATTATTACTAGTAAATTCCTATTATATTTTTATATTTGTCTTGATAAACAAAAACAAATTATTATGAGTATTAATAAAGTTACTATTGTTGGTATTAAAGGATTTAAAGGAAGTGGTAAAGATACAGTTGCTTCTATGATTAGTTATATCCTTCATGATGGTATTATGAAAGCTAGTTATGATACTTGGCTTCTTTATCATAAAAATGATTTTATCGAAAATGAGGAAATAATTATTCATTTTGCTGATAAACTTAAAGATGATATTGCTGCATTTTGTAATATTGACCGTAAACTTCTTGATAGACAAGATATTAAAGAAGAAAATTATTATAATTTTAAAACTGGTACTGTTTCTACTAATATCAAATATACAGATAGAGTTATTAATAATATAGGGGAAATTAATTATGATAATTTATCTTCACTTCTTTCTTTAAATAATAATATTTCTATTAAAATTAGAGTTCTTCTCCAATATTATGGTACTAATGTTATTAGAAATCATTTTTGGCATAATGCTTTTGTTCATTATACTATTAATAAAGCATTTGATATTAGAAATAAACTAGGTCAATGTATTATTGCTGATGCTAGATTTGATAATGAATGTAATGTTATTAAAGTATGTGGTGGAAAAATAATAAGAGTAGATAGAAGAGTTAATAATGATAATCATGAAAGTGAACAAATAAAAATTTGTGATGATGATTATGTTATTGATAATACTGGTACTCTTGTTGGTCTTTTCTATAAAGTTCTTAAATTTGTAACTGATTATATGGTATGAAATTACATCCTATTTTTGGTATAAATGCTCTTGCTAGAGTTTGTATATGTTGTGGTAAAGTTATTGGTTATACTCCACTTGGAAATTCTGTTGAAGAAGATGTTAGTAAGAGTAAACAAATAGCTGAAGCTATTGTATGTAAAGAATGTATAGATAAGCTTGATAGTGAAACTTGCTTTATAGCTTGTGACATGGATAAAGATAATTATATAACTGCTACTTATGATACTTTATGGATTAGAAATAAAGGTCTTAAAGAGTTTTTTAAAGAGCTTGATTCTATACAGCCTATTAATATTATACCTAAAGAACATTTTTATAGTATATTTGGAAATGTAGTTAAAGATTTTTATAATAATCAAGAAGATGAAAATAATTGAACCTAAAGTTGAACTTTGGCAACAAGGAGATGATTCTAAAGCTCATGTTGCTAGATGTGCAAGAGTTTGTTATGGTAGAGAAACAGGTAATGATGAAGCTACTATTAAAAGACTTATAGATAGTGAACATTGGAGTATGTTTCGTCATGGAACTTATTATATAATAGCTAATGATAGTGATAAAACTTTAGAAACTATTGTTATTAATTATGCTAATACTATTGGTTTTAGTTATCATTATGAAAAACATGTTTATTATATAACTGTTAATGGTAATTGGGTTTTAGACCATAAAACACAATTTGGTTATCTATCTAAATATATTGTTCCTATTGAAGATTTTCGTAATACTGAAATAGGATTTCATATGATGAGATATACTTTTTGTGTTGATACACAAATTAGTACTTCTCGTGAATTAAACCGCGTTAGTCCCAATAGTATTGCTGAAAAATCAACTAGATATGTATATGAAGATGGAAGTATTTGTAGACCACATTGGATAAGCAAAGAAGAAGCTGAATTATTTAATAATGATAATAATGCTGATTTAGATGAAGCTATGAATGTTTATCTTAATGGATGTAAAAGAGATTTTGAAGAATATAAAATTCTTGTAGATAAATATAAAATCCATCGTCAAGATGCTCGTGGTGTTCTTCCTCTTGATACTGCTACTAGATGTATCTATACATATTCTATAAGAGAATGGCGTCATATTATTGATTTACGTTATTATGGTACTACAGGTACTCCTCATCCTAATGCTAAAATTATAGCTGGTATGATTAGAAATAATTTAATGGAACTTGGTTATGACTTCAGAGATTGATAAACTTAAACATTTTCATGTTGAAAATTATAGTGGTATTAATTTCACTGATGATTTAAATGATGGTGAAGAATTTCTTTATACTACAATTAGAATTAAAGATGATAAAGAAGTAACATTTCTATGTAAATATGTTAAAAATAAACATATTGAAGTTTGTCCTAATTGTGTATTTAATAACTATCTTTGTTATGGTCTTTTATGTAATATTGTTGTTATTAAAGTAATTAAGAAGGAAGATATAAATTATTAACTATTTAAATATTAAAGTTATGAGAAGAAAATTTTATGGTTTTAATAATCGTTTTAGAACTACTAAAAATACAGAAGCTATTGTATTTGAAAATGGTGGATTTG